TTTTTCATGGTGCTGCACAGGCCGACAGTGTGGCAGGGTTCTGGGATGGCAGTGAAGAATTTCTGGAGCAAATTAACAAAGTGTCAGCTTTGAACCGCAGAAATAAAATTACAGTGCAAGCGCCATTGATTGACAAATCTAAGAAAGAAATCATCAAACTGGGCATAAAACTTGGAGTGAATTTTAGTCAGACTTGGACCTGCTATGAGGGAGAAGCACAGGCTTGTGGTGAATGTACTGCGTGCTCTTTGAGAATTAAAGGCTTCATAGATGCAGGGTACATAGACCCAATTTCTTATAAAATTACAATACCTTGGAAAAAGTATAACTGCAAATCAGCATAAGGTATTATCAGCTACTGTAGGCTGATTATCAAATGTGGCCGTCCAGCCTGGTTTAGTTGGGCAGTAATAAACGGTGCCTGTGAAATACATGCCGTTTTGTCCTAATGTGGGTGGACTGCCTTTGAAATAGAGTTTATTGCAACTATTGCAATTTCTAAACGGGCCTTGTCCAAACACAGTCACACTACTGGGAATAGTAAAGCTAGGTATGTTACTACAACCTATAAATGCAAAGGTTCCTAAACTAGTAACGCTATTAGAAATGGTTATACTTGTTAATTTAGTGCAATAATAGAAAGCTAACTCTGCAATACTTGTCACGCCATCAGGTACAGTATATGTGGTTCTACTGGGACCGATCGGGTGTATTAACAATTGACTTTTGTTTTTATTAAATAGCACTCCTTGTGCATCATTGCTAAAATGCAGGTTGTTGGGACTAACTGCAAAAGCAGATAGCGCGTCACATCCAGTAAAAATGTTATTAGATATAGTATTACTCGGCTGACCACCTGTAACAAAGCTACCGCTCAGACCACTGCCAATGGTCACACCGGTTAAGGATCTGCAACTGTTACACATCCTGTCGCCAATGGTGTTAACACTGTCTGGTATAGTTAAGCTTCTTAACAAGAGACATCTTTCGAATGACCATTCACCAATAGAGGTCACACCATTGGGAATTACAATATTACGCAAACCGGTGGTTCTTTGAAAATCAGAGCAAGATTGGAACGCATAACTCCCAATACTGATCACACTGTTGGGGATGGTAACACCAGACAAGGATTGACAATTTTGAAATGCACTTCTACCAATGGCCTGCACACCATCATCCATGTTAGCATTAATGAGAGTTTTTCCTGTTCTGGTGTAACTTGCTTGTGTTATGGTAGTGTCACGGGACGTGGATGTTGTGCCATCTGAGTATGTAAAAACTGAGATGGGAAGGTTATAGAATTTGCGCCAAGCCTGATTATTATACACCCAACCACCTTGCATTGTTCTCCATGCTCCTGAATCATATGCAGAAAGACCTTTGATGTTCCTCCAAGCCTTGTTTGAATAGATGCGCATGCTCATAAAAGAGCCGTATCAGTATTGATACCAGATATCACCTTCAGAACCAGCAACAGATGGGGCAAGAGTACTCACTGTTCGCCCTGTTGACAGTATGGATGAAACAGGGGTAGACAACGTACTGGTACCATTACTATACGGAATAAGATCACTGCGCGTTGGAGCTGATCGAGTTAACTCAGATATCGTTACATCTGCCATAATTAATCTCCATAACTAAATCCACCGGAGTCGTATCCGCGGCGACCTGGCAGCGCTCCCGTGCCACGTAATTCACTGGTCGGTAAATCATCTTCAGGGTATTCTTCAACAGTTTCTACTTCACCGGTACCTTCACCTTCCTTCTTCTCTGATGCAGGGGTGAAGCTGTTCTTAAATTTTAATGAGTCAATAAAGTCTTGCACCACCTCTTTGTCGTTGGCCATGGTTTGATCATAGGCACGCGTAATGGCTTCAATTACTTCATTCTTGAGTTCAGGCGAATCATAAATGTCACCCTGTTCAATTGTTATTTCATCCGGTAGCTCCACAAATATTGGCATCCATTCCTTAATAAAACGAGTATTGGTATTTTTTAAAAATACATTTGCATTGGTTACTCCCACTGGTGCAGAAGGCGTTTCAGCTGCGCCACTTGTCAATGATTGACCAGACACACCTGCATCAATGGCTTTTTTAACTGCCACAGGGCTTGCAGAAGTACCACCCTCCATGTCCACCTTTACCACATTCAATAAATTATCAACAACTCTTGCAGTGTACTTGGCATCAGTACCACCAAGCTTGAGCTCATTCTTGATGAGCTTCTCCAGCTCAATTCTGAATTTCATTTTTGAACCTGGATAAAACATGGAGTATTCCTTGCCATCAACTACATGTGCCTCTGGTTTGAATAGTTTGGTTTTGATGGCCAGCAGCAAGTTGTTAGCTATTTCTGTCTTAGATTTACCATCTCTGGCTGCAGCTTTGCCAATGCCATAGCCTCCACTAGGACTTTTTTCAATATCCCCAGTGTAACCTATGTCATCCCCATAAATGGGTGCTTCCATGATGGGTTTTCTGGCATTATATGCTTCAAATATGTGTTTACAGTCATTATTCATCTTGAAATATTTAATCTTTTACTTATAATAAATAGGAGGTAATATAATATTTGTGGCATATTTGGAGCTAAAGACTTTGCGAATTACGTGAAGCTTTACAAAGAAAACAGGAAACGAGGTACGTTTTCCTATGGAGGCCTACTGATTGGCAGCAAAGTGCATGCCATACTCAAAACCCCTGGAGTCGCTAATCTTACCAACAAGCTCATCATTGAGTATGGTAAAACCAAGAGACACATAACTGATTTCAACGTTTTCTTAGGCCATACACAAGCACCTACATCTTCACAAAGAGCATTTACAGCCAAGACATCCCATCCCTTTCAGTACAAAGAGTGGATAGTTGCACACAATGGTGTACTGACAAATGACAAGGAATTAAAAAAACTCATACCAGACAAGAAGGCTTATAATGTTGTGGATTCATCTGTGATTGCACCTTTGCTGACAAAGCATCACAAGGAAACAAAAGATGAAATTGTTGCAATCAAAAATACATGTTCCATGTTGAAGGGCACTTTTGGTCTCTGGATATACAATCAACAATCGGCCAATGTGTATCTGGCAAGGTCAGGCAGCACTCTGTTTGCTGATTATCTCAACAACATGTTTTCATCAACCAAGTACAGTGATTTTGTTGCCCTGGATGAAGGGTTAATTTACCTGTTAACCACAGAAGGCATAACTGCTGTGGGCAAGTTTGCATCCAATTCGCCATTCTTCACATCATGAAGATAGCGTTCTATAGTGTCACAAGAAACAAGATTGAAGGCACACCCTTTCATCGCAGTATTAATAAAATAATTAGAGCTATCCCCAATGAGCTTATAATGTATCATTACAAGGAAAACAATACTGAAGGTCTCAGCAAATGTTACAATGCTTTTCTAAAAGAACATAGTAAATTCTATGATTATATTGTGTTTGTTCATGATGATGTGTACATAGATGATTTCAACATTCATGAAAAGCTAGAAACACATCACAAAGACTTTGATATAGTAGGATTAGCAGGTGGCATTAATCCCAAGATGCAAAAATTAGCTCTTTGGCATTTAATGTGTGGTGGCATAGGCGGTTCAAATCTGCGCGGCGCAGTTGCTCATTCAGTAAATGATAAGCAGATTTTTATGACTAGCTTTGGTCCCACACCCAGCAGGGTTACCATACTGGATGGGTTATTTCTAAGTGTAAACACCAAACGTATTAAAGAAACAGGGTTTAAGTTTAATGAAAACTACACGTTTCATCATTATGACATTGCCAGCTGTTTGGATGCAAATAAATTAAAATTAAAATTAGGTGTTGCTCCTATTTGGGTGGTGCACAAATCTCCCGGGCTATCTAATGTTAATGATGATGTTTTTATCCATAGTCAAGAGAAGTTCTTGCAAGAGTACAATAATTGATTATCTTAAACAAGATACTATCATAAGTTCATGGCAAGGTTAGATCTAGATTACTTTGAAATTATTATTGCTTTTAAGGCTCTGACAGATGAAACCTATCTGGCTTCCATTGTTGACTACTTAAAGCCAATATACTTCAAGAACAAGGATATAAAAGCCATCTTTGCCATCATATCTGACTTTTATGAAAAACGAGGCACAAAGCCAACCATAACTGAAATCAAGTCATACTTAATTACTGATGAACTCAAAACATCACTTAAAAATGTTGTCACACTCTTTAATAATGTAGATAAAAATTTTAATCTGGATGAGCTTTCAGCCAATACAGAGATATTTTTAAAAGAAAAAGCAGTTTACTACACCATGATGGATGTAGTAGATGACATTCAGAAGAGTACTGTTGACACATCCAAAATATTAGACAAGTTTGAAAAGGCTTGTAGCCTGTCTTTAACCACAGCGGTGGGGTTGGACTTGTTCACTGACATAGACAGAGTAATTACCGATTTAAATTCTAATGAGAATTACATTCCATCTGGATGGAAATGGCTAGATGATAAAATTGGTGGTGGGTTTCTAGAGGAAGGCAGAGCATTATATTTGTTTGCTGGTGAAACCAACATAGGCAAAAGTATTTTCCTGGGCAATGTTGCCATTAATATTGCCAATCAAGGCAAGACAGTGTTATTGGTGTCACTTGAAATGCCTGAGTTAATTTATGCCAAACGCCTTTGTTCCAGTGTATCAAAGATACCCCTCAGTCAGTTGAAAGTAGAGTCTGAAACACTTAAAAACCAAATCAACGAATATTGTGTAGAAAAACCCAATTCAAAAATTATTATCAAAGAATTCCCACCTGCGTCCATATCTTGCAATCATTTGAAAGCATTTATTAAAAAACTAATTCAAAAAGGAATTAAAATTGATGCCATAGTTCTAGATTATGTTAATTTGCTGCACACCTCCATAGGTGATACAAGCTATGAGCGAATTAAAATTTGCACAGAACAATTGCGTGCATTGTCTTATGAGTTTGCATGTCCAATTATTTCTGCCACACAGTTGAATAGAGATGGGTATGAAATAACTGATCCAGGATTGAAGACAATTTCTGAAAGTATAGGTCTTGCAATGACTGGTGACGTCATTTTGAGCATCTGGCAAGACGACACAGATAGAGAGCTTGGTATTATTAAAATGGGCTTCATGAAGAACAGGTTAGGACCTAATTTCGGTCATTGCTCCATGAGAATTGACTATTCCACCCTGACTATCACAGAAGACGAACATATGAATGATACAGAAGCCAGTACATCATCTATAAATACACTCTCAAAATTGTCCCTGGGCAATTGATTTATACCATTTCTACTATAATTAGTTGTAAGTGAAAGGATATGATCCTACTGAACGGCTAAATGAATATGAGCAAACACATTTGTTTTTATCTTTTTGTTCGCTAATAACTCTGTTGCATACTAAAAAATTGAATTTAGCAAATGTATTTATTTTATTGCTTAAAAATAATAATGTGAGATCCTTGTTTCTAAAGTATTGTGAATTAAGAAACGATTTTAGCGCAATAAAATTTTTCTTGCAATTTGACTCAGGACTGTATAAAAGTAAGTATGTTATGAAATTCCTAAACACACACAAAAAAAATCTGCTATGAAACACAACGCAATAGTTAAACTGGATCCGAAAAAAAGTAAAGACAAGGCCTATTTTGATAGGGCTTGGAATAAATTTAATCGTGAATTCTTGAATTCTGGAGTTCTAGAAGATCTTAAATTAAAGAGGTGCTATTATAAACCCAGTGCACTCAAGAAAGTTAAGAAACAGATTGTGCGGTTCAAGTGGAAACACTTAAAGTGATATCTGAATACGATAAACTTGTATACAACTCATATCTAAAAACTTCTCGATCGAGAAACAAACTGCCATACAAATTTAGAAAAAATTTTGAAAAGGTAGATGATAGAACTTTTGTACAAATTAAAAAACTGTCATCATTCTTAAAGAGATTTCCTCACATAAAAATTGATGAGTTCTTCAATGCACCCTACAACCTGTATCCAGACGAAACATATTTTCCTATTGAATATTTTACATCTTTAAAAGCAACAAAAGCTTATACGCTATTTCAAAAGAAGAAAATTAATGAAGATCCAGATAGCCTGGATCAGCTTCAAAATATCAAGGAATCATTGATGTTCATAAACAGCTTTTGCAGACAACAAAATATTGATCCACTCAGTTACATTCATCACAAAACAAACAACGAATTTTCATTTCTCATTCATCTAAAAGAGCACAAGGTGAATGTATACACTCTTCTGGGTTTTGTTAATTTTGAAAAGAATCTCAAGACAAGAGATGCAGGAGTTGCAAAATTTATCATAGGTGAAGATGTCTATAATAACATTCAAAATTACAGAACACGTCTGTTTAATTCTCACAAAGCTGTTCGTCTGGTTGAGCTGGGTATCAAGAAAATTTCAAATAGTTCTTGATTTATTCAACAAAGCCATTATTATAATAAATATGAGTACATTTACCACATCAATGTTTGAGAGTATCAAAGGCGCACTAACCAAGGACAACGGACCCACTGCTTCCAAGATCAAGGATTATCTTCGATGCGAGGTTGGTAATACTTATACTGTAAGATTGCTGCCTAACGTTAAGGATCCGTCCAAAACGTTTTTTCATTATTATTCCTATGGGTGGAACAGTCTTACAACTGGCCAGCTTGTCACTGCCATAAGCCCCACCACATGGAATCAGCGTGATCCTATTGCAGAAGAGCGCTTTCGTGTGCTTCGCAATGGAACTGACAAGGAAAAGGAAAAGGCTCTTGCCATCAAGCGTCGTGAAAATTGGATGGTAAACATATTTGTAATCAATGATCCAGTTAATCCGGATAACAACAACAAAACCAAGGTGCTTCGATTTGGTCGACAACTGCACAAGATCATCATGGATGCCATAGAAGGTGAAGAAGCAGAAGATCTGGGCCCTCGTATTTTTGATCTGTCACCCAAAGGATGCAACCTGCGTATCAAAGTGGAAAAGCAAGGTGATTATCCCACATATGTGTCTTCTAAGTTCTCCACACCAAAAGAAATTGAAGGTCTTGACGAAGATTCCTATAACAAGATTTATAGTGGTGCTTATGATTTGGAATCATATGTCTCAGTCAAGAGTTATGATGAGCTGAAAGGATTACTGGATGCTCATTATCATTGCACTAAGGATGTTGAAGATAGTGAAGTAATCACTACCAAAACATCAGCTCCTACACCAGTGGTTGAAGTGGTTGCAATTAAAAAGCCAGCAGCTGCAAAAACCACAGCTGAAGAAGATGACTCCATCAGTGAACTGTTAAAAGACTTATAATGGATACATTTGAAGAGCTGTCGTCTGAAGACCTAAAGATGACAGCTCTGCAGTTCATAGGGCAAAACCTCTCTGGCCCCTTAAAAGAGCTGGACAGCTTTATAATCAGTAAAAATCCGACTCTTCAAGGTAAAACACTGGACCCGCATAGGATTATCAATTCAATTCCCGGGTTAATGCAATCCCCTGTTGCAACAAATGTGGTTAATGCAGGTGTAAATGTGCAACAACACCCCGTGCAGCAGCAGTACATCAACCCACATGTGGTTGTTGAAACTTTTCAAAAAGATGACAATCAATTGGAATTTGATTTTGAAAAAAAAGCTCGGTATTCAGATATCTTAGATGCACTTGTTGATATTAAAACAAAACTCTCTCGCATTGAAGATAGATTAGGAAACAAAGATTGATATTCTCATCTAAGAGGTTATTATAAATACAATGACCCTTAGCATTGCCAACAAAGATAACTTTTTAAATAATTTTCTTTCTCCCTTAAGCAAGATAACAGACAGTGCTGTCATTAATGTCAATCCAGGCAAAATTACATCACTCATTTCCACTAGTGATAACACCATCATTGTGGATAGCAATTATTCAGATGATAAGATCGATGCAATAAAGACACTCAACATACCTGATTTAAAAAAGTTATCTCGTGTAATAAGCTGCATTGAAGAGCAGAGTTTTAGTTTGGATATATCATCTAATTTTATTGGGTACTCGTCTAACAATGTTCGCTTCAAATACCATTTGTATGATGATGGAATCATAAGTTCACCAAAGCTCAATGTAGAAAAGCTCAAGTCTTTTTCATTTGATGGAAGCTTCACCCTGCCGTATGCAGCTGTGGTTAATCTTGTCAAAGGCAGCTCCATTAGTACTGAAACTAATAAAATCTATATATCTGTTAAAGACAAGCTAGTTGTTGGTGAGCTCACTGATAAAACAAGGGCCAATATAGACTCTTATGGTATTCAAGTTGCAGATAATTATGATGGGACGCAGTTTGCCACAGCTATACCGTTGAATTTCGAGATATTTAGAATAATTTCTTCTATGAGATTCAAAGAGCTGCACACACAATTAATAACTAAGATGGGAGTGCTCACATTCGACTTAACACTTGACAATGCTCAATTTAAGTTCGTCATATCAGCACTGGCAAATTAATGAGCAGAAATAAACTAAGAACAGCTGGTTACTTCATTAAGCGATTGCGCGATAACGGTTTCATTGTTATCAAACTCTTTGGTGTGTATGCAAAGGATGACCCCCGTATTTGGACCATCATGGTCAATCCAAGTGAAGCTTCCATGTTAATCACATGTTACTTTAATAAAGAAAATATAAATGAAATTCTCTTTGAAATACATGATGGTGGCAAGAGGGTGCCAAAGAATTTTTTCATAAGAACTGATAGCATAGAGGTGATAATAGATTACTTGTTAAAACATGGTGTTACCAACAACATATATTATCACGGCCGTGATAGATACATGTCCAAAAGATTAAATATTTATGATGAAAGACAAGAAACCTCAAAATAACAAAGAGAGCTTTGATCCCAATGCAAATAAGGATGTCAAAGAGCTCACGCACAAAGCACTTGTTTCATTTCTCAAAGATCAATTAAAAGATAAAGCTTCTAATAAAACTGATTTGGATGTGCTCAGTGTACAGATCAGTGAGTTCTTAAATTCATTTATTTTGATTGGATACACTTTGCAAGGGGAGCCAGTATCTATGATATCAGCTCACAATCAACAGGAAGCAGACAGCTTGGGGACACTGCTGAATAAGTTCATGTTCAACAGTAATAATAAAGATTTTCCTGGAGAATAACTCTCCTTAGTATAAACTATTGTAGTGACTAACATACTAATTCTTGGCAACGGGTACGTCGGCAAGCATCTCTACAATCATTTGTCAAAAAATAATAATTTGCATGTGTCCATAGTGGGCAAGAATGATGTAAATTATTTTGACCAAATAGCTTTAAAGAAATACATACGTGAAATGTACAATCTATTTCACAATGTTGCTGACGATTTTATTATTTTAAATTGTTCAGGGTTCACAGGCAGACCCAATGTTGATGAATGTGAAATTAAAAAAGAGTTATGCTTGAAATACAATACAGAGCTGCCTGTGTTCTTAAGCAATTTTTGCAAGAGAAACAAGTTGTGGCTCATAAATGTTTCCAGCGGCTGCATTTACAACGGTTATGAGAAAGATTTTACAGAACTGGATGTGCCTAATTTTGGCATGTACAGTAATGCAAGCAGCTTTTATTCCAAGTGCAAACATTTGAATGAAATTTTAGTAAACAGCGATGTGACTACCAATTTAAGAATAAGAATGCCATTTTGCTCTTATAATTCTGATAGAAATATAATTTGTAAAATTTTACAATATGACAATTTAATTAGTTATGATAACAGTTTAACCAGCTTAGAAGACTTCAGTGTTTTTATTGAAACATTTATAAACAATCTGCATTACAGAAACAATCCTGGCATTTATAATGTAGTAAATCCAGGCAGAGTCAGTTCCAAACAAATCGTGCAACTCCTTTCTTCTAATAATTTAATTAATAAGAATTGGAACTTTGTTGATTTAAAAGACATTAAAACAAAAGCAAATCGTTCCAATTGTGTGTTGTCAGATGCTAAAATAGCAGACATGGGGCTGCAGCTACCACCAGCAATGGCATCACTGGAATCAAGCATAAAGGAGTTGGCAAATGAACTTGGTAATTAAATTAAAATTATTCTTAAAGAACTTTTTCGCAAAAAAACATCCCTGCGCACGGTATGTTTATGCCATAACTGGTGGTGTATTCTTGGGTGAGATGTTCACCCTGATGGAAAAAAATAAATCTTCCAGAGAATATGTCTTCTTATCTTTACCTGATATGCATCATAGAACTGTTTCTTATGAAAAATTTAAATTTGGAATAGAGAATAAAATCATAGATATTGTCAAGAGAATACCCAAGGATGTGTACAACACGTGCAAAAAGCAATATGCGGCCAATTTAAAAGCAGTTAAAACCTCCTCTAGTGTTTCTATTGGCAAGATGATGAGCAGTGGAAAACCAGCTGAAAAGGATAAATAACATTATGGACTTCATTGACCCCAAACCCATCACATCACCTATCAGCGGTCACTTGGTAAGGCCTGTTCTGAAGACATACATCAGAGGAGACAAGGTAATTGTGGAAGCTGAGTACATTGACCCCGCTTCTGGTACGTTCATCCGCAAGGGTGTAGTGTCTGCAGAAGACGTAAAAAAGAACAACTAGTTCTTGTTTTTTTATTTGGATCAGTTATAATAAGCACGTGCTAGTACCGCAAGAATACATACTGCAAAAATTTTATCAGTACGCTGGCTATCCAAAATTCAAGCGTCAAAGCAACACATACATGGCCGGTTGCCCCATATGCAGAGAAGGCAAATCGTGGCTCAAGAAGAGAAGGTGCATATATGTTGTGGATGATAATATTGTCTGTTGTCACAATTGTGGGTGGTACAGCGACACAATCAAATGGATACAAGAGGCATCTGGTCTAACATTCAACGAGATACTACATGAATCCAGAGAGTTCGACATTCTACCTTTGGAACAATTGCAACAAACACATGAACTGCCCAGAAAAATTAACATGGAACGACTGCCTGTTGATTCAATCAACATTTTTGATGCCAATCAGGTGCAGTATTACAGAGACGACAAGACAGTTCAAGCCGCACTTGAATTAATGAAGATGCGCAAGATGGATAAAGCGGTGAATCGACCAGATACATTGTGGGTGTCTCTGAAGGATAAAGTGCATAAAAATCGTATCATCATACCTTTCTATGATGCAAATAATGAAATCATATTCTATCAATCACGCTTAATTTTTGATAAAGATGCAAAGTTCTACCCCAAATATCTCAGCAAGATAAATGGCGAAAAATCGCTTTATAATATTAACAAAATATGCAACGACTTGGATTACATTTTTATTTTTGAAGGACCCATTGATGCATTTTTCGTAAAGAATGGCACAGCAGTAGCTGGTATTCAGGAAACTAGCAGCAACACCTTTTCAAAACTGCAGCAAGATCAATTGCAGTCATTTAAATTTTTTAAGAAGATTTGGGTATTGGACAGTCAGTGGAGAGACAAGGCAAGCAAAAGCAAAACAAAGAAGCTTATTCAGAGTGGTGAGTGTGTGTTCATCTGGCCTGAGGACATGGGCAAGCAATACAAAGATATCAATGATTATTGCATGGATAAAAACGTATGTAGCATTGACCCAAATTTTTTCATTAATAATAGTTTTGAAGAGATCAAAGCCAACTTGGCTTTATCTGTCGTTCGATGAAATCAAATAACCCTTGAGTGATTCACTCAGGGAACTCAATTCTGCTGCAAGACGTGCAATCTTCTTTTTCTCACTGCGAGCAATGTCCTCAAAAATTGAATCACAAGGAGCAGCATGCAGCTGCACTTGCATGGAACCTTGATCTGTGCCATTCAAAAATTTTATAAATTCATCAATTCTACCCACCCATTCTTGCAATTTTTGACCTTGTTCAGCTTTTACATTGTCAACAAGCTTCTCACGACCTGGACTTTGCACATCAAAATCTTCAGGCTTGGCAGTGTTCAGTGTCTGTGCCATGGCTTGTCTGTCTGTTTCAGGGGCAGCTACTGGTGCTGCTGCAGGCGCTTCATCAGCTTCTAATACCAGGCCAAAAGTACGTTCAAACAGATTCATAATAATATTTATATCAAACCATAAATAATTTAGTGAAAAACAAGGTTTTGTTTGAGGATTTTACCAATTATTACAACAAATGGACATCTGGCATGGCTTCCAGGGAACTTGGCGCACAACGAGTTACCCTGAAGGATTTATTCGATAAAACAGTGGATCAACATCCCAATGATGTAAGAGTAGAAAAGCCCCATCCTTTCCCTCTGCCCAGTGTCATAGAGCAATTGGGGGAATTGTATCTCAATGCTGGCAACTCCAAAGCTTTGTTTCAATCTTCATTGACCAACCCTTTGATCAGTCAAAACAAAAATGCCAAATTGGCCGTGGAAATCATTGTAAAAAAATTGGACAATATTCTCAAAGAGCTTAACAGCATAATTGATGTGGCCAAGAAACCTGTTGCAAAGCGCTTGTGAAGCAACTATAATTTTCTTAATGCTTAAGAAGTTGTTATCACAAATAACTACCCTGTTGGTTGTGTCCACTCTGAATGGATTTGCATTTGTATCATTTGGATCCACCTTCATCATTGGGTTTCTCACAGGCACAGTGGTGCAATTTGGCATATACTATGGGTTCATGAATTTAATTGAACTGTACGCTGCATTGCAAAACAAAAAATTGGAGAATGAACGGTTGAGAGAATTTTCTTTGCAAAGCCTGGAGGTCACATGTCCATGCCACAGACAAATCAAAGAGATTATTCCTGTGAGATTGAACACTGACAATCGATACAAATGTACAGAATGCAGCAAAACAGTGAGCATATTGATCACACCAGAGACAGCCATTGCCACAGAGCCCATCATCAACACAGACATCAGCTTGCTGAATAAAAATATTGCGGAGAGGTTATCAAATGCAAATACCTGATAGCATACAAAACATTACAACAGATGTGCCTGCCACTCAACTTCAGTGCAAGCATCTCGGCCAAACATTGCTCTGGAAGAAGCAATTCTGTTGATCAAAAGGCCATTGGATTCCATGGAGCTGTCCAGCTTTGAAACAGGATTAAATTTTTACAAAACAAATTTATCCAATGATAAACTGGTGGTTAAAAATGTACTGCATTTGCTCAGTGAATGCTTTTGCACTGGCATTAAAAACAATGCAGATCTTGCTGAAAACCACAATGACATCATTGCTGCAATCAAAACACATTTTGTAGATGGGGCAATATCAAATTTTGATGCCTTTTACAATGCTTTATTTCTATTGAACAAACAAAAGAATATCCTTGACGTTAAGGAATTTACCTTCATAATTCTAGGTTATGCAATCTCACTCATCAAAAGGTCATATAACAGTAGAAACTAAAACAAACAAACACAAACTCACGGTGGATGAATACACTCGATGGCTTTGTTTAATTGAAGGCTTGGACATTGTGTCCAGGAAAGCTTCTCAATTCAAAATGGACTTGCAAAACAAAGATGTGGATTGGGTGAAGCCTCTGGCGTTTCAAAAATACATAGTGGAACGCTATGAGTCCATGATTGAAGAAGTAAATACTAATGAGACGCTAGACACACCCAAGAAACAAAAATGCATTACATCATTGGAACCAGTTTTGTCGTAAATCCTAATCCTAAATTGGGCATCAGGGACAAACGCTTCATGCCTGGCCAAGCTTATTCTTTATTTAACATTAGAAAAGCTGGAGACAAGGTCACATATGTTTTTGTTGACCAAATGCGTCAAAAGACAGAAGTAGAATTTAATTCTTGCAGAGATGCTGATCAGTTTATTTGCAAATTAAAAAATGAAAGAATTCCTGATTACAGTATTAGACCCGAAGAACCGGCTTTAACCTAAAAGATATCCGTAAAATACACTTTGGTTATCTATAATATAGTTTTTGTTATCTGATGCACCAAAGCCTAAAGTGATTTTATCACCTGCATTTAAAGCGATTAATTGATGCCAATTTGTAGCAACTGCAGTCCCTCCTAAACTGGATGATATGTTGTGCATTAAACCAGGCAGAGCACCTTGTGAATCTCCAGATTTAGTAGTCTCAATATAACCTACACCATTAATCATAACCATAGGATACATATAATGAGTTGGCAAGGTGTCGAGTCTGAGCATACCGGAAAAACTATATACCCCTGCAACTGGTGCAGTGAACTCACTGTTTGCTGCATTGTAGTAGTTCCCATTGTTGAGAATTACACGAGGAAAACTAATCTTAGGATAATTAGTAAGTTCGCCTAAATTTAAAATATTTAATGTTTGAGTCTCGGCTTTTACAGCAAAAGCGGGCTGAAAAGGTTTAGTAACTACACCAGATGAACTTATGGTCATTCTAGGCACCGCAGAATTAACTGCAAATTGTGTGTTGTTGGTACAGAAATGAAATGTACCAGTGTTACCTACATAATTTTTAACAATGATGCTGCCCATGACACTGCCTTTTTCCGTGAAATTAATTCTTGGCTCACTGAAATTGAAAGATGTGCCTCTCAATTCTAGCAAAGGAGCATTTTTTGTGTTGAGATCAGAACCATCAGAACCCAGATAATCTTTATTTGCATCATCAGCCATAATGAAAGAAGCACTGGTTGCAGCAGTAATCAGATGTTGAAAAGAAGTTACACTATCATTTGAAGAATTAAAATACACTTTGGAGGTTTTTTGAAATATGGCGCTTACAGGTGCACCCAGGGTATTGGAACCGGTACTGTAGGGCAACAAGCTATTACCTGCAGGTGTTCCTTGTGTCAATTGAGATATGGTTACGTCTGCCATACAGTAAAATATTTATGAAGAATACCCTCCATAAACATCCGAATAATCAGTCTTAGAATAATCAAAAATTTTCTTGGATGCTTCTCCTGCAGAATAATCATAAGGCTTGTCTGCCCCAGTGGCTGTATTGTTTTTGGTGTCTTCAAAAATTTGCAGATTCTGATTCTCTGGTGTTACACCAGGTTCAAAGGAGTATTCAAAACGCTTGGCTTTGATCAACCACACATAGTGTCCCATCAATGGGTTGATCTGTGCTATGTCTTGGTCCAATCTTTGTGTTATCTCATATATGTTGCCGTTTCTAGCTCCAGGTCTATCACTGCCATACTCAGTTAACTGGAACAGATCACCTGATTTGGGTTCTGCACCATAGCCAAACGTTTCATAGAACGCGCTTATGTGTATAAAAGATGTTACCTCATCATCTGATACCAAACCAAACTTGCTCAGCATCAATGCATTCTCATTCAAATTGATGGCCATCACAATGTTTTGAGGTTGTGAATACACCTGGGTGGGCTGTTCACCATACAACATGTCTGCACTCAAAGTGGTGGTGTTGTTAACAATGTAACCCACTTGTTGACCATAGATATTGATCTGTTCTCTCCAGTAATTGGAATAATTGTTGCGTTCACAATCATTATTAGCTTTGGAAGTGTAACGAAAGCACAGATTGTCTTCAAATGTGAAAGGATATATCTTGGGTGCAGGATTCCCTGTATAATATGCCATGCTCATTTTTCCAGCACAACCTTTCCTATGGTTGGATCAAATCTGATTTGAATGCCAGTGTTGCCAAGCTTCTTGGGTGTGGTGGATGAATACTGCAAGTTGAATTCATTCTCCACTTGTTTCACATCAGCCTTGTTGAGCACAATTGTGCCTGAGTTCTTACGCAACAAGCTTTGAATCTTCTGATTGCCATGCACAGTCCTGTGGCTAACTGGAACAAACCGTGATTGAGAAGACTTTGTAGCACCTAAACCTTCATGACGCTTCTTAACAAAATTGCCTTTCTTATTGAACTTGCGCCAATGATGCTTAAAAGTGTTCATACAGATATTTAAGCAAAAAAAAGGCCTAATCTTAAATTAGGCCTTTTTTTACTTTTTAAGTTAGTTATTTTAATCCAGCGAGGTAAGCACCCACTTTGCTTGTCTTGCTAGCAACCACATTGGCTTTGCCTTTGGGCGAGGTGGCTGCACCACCCTTGATGCCTGCACCTACCAGAGCATGGCCTCTTTCACCGTCATTGCCAACCTTGTCAGTCACTTTGGAATCACCAGCACCACTTGTCTTTAAAGAGTTTGTTGTGTCGCCAACCTTGTTATCCTTCTTCTGAAGGGATTGACCAGCCGAAGTGGGAAGTTCTTTCATGTCAGTGGCTTCTTTGGCAACTTCTTGATTGTCTTCCTCTTCATCTTCATCCTTGTCCTTGTGTTTCTTCTCTTCGTTCTGTTCAGAAGGAATGGTGAGCTCATCTTCACCAATGGATCCTTCATCATCACCAGCACCAGCACCTTCTTCACCATCAGCATCTTCAACACCATTGTCCAAGGCTGCCATAATAACATCATGAAGTTTCTGAGCTACATCACGAGGCAAAGTAAAAGTTACATCTTCACCGCCAACATCTTCACCTGTATCTCCAGAGGGAAGACCAAGAGCTTCAGCATCATTAGCTTCCACATCCTCAGGTTGACCAGTCATTACATCTTCATATAATTTATCAAAAATAGATTTGCTCATAAAAGTATTTATTGTTTGTACTTGCGTTTTTTCAAGATTTTGTGAGAATTTTTTAGGTTCATAAAAATTATCTGCTTTTGCTTTCTCTGGATCAATCATGTCTTTGTTGAATCCATCAGCATTTTCTGGGCCTGATTTTTTGGGAACAAAAGCTTTGGGATCTGCTTTGGCTTCAATGGGCTTCTTGTCTGTGGCTGTCTTGAAAGTGCCTTTGGGTGCAAATGTGTAATGCTTGCCTTCCACAATGGCCTTGTCATACACATCACCAATATTGAGTAGCGATCTTGCAACGTTCATATTAAGTATTTAATAGATGTATGCCTAAAAAACTAGAAAACAAGTATTATTTGGGTAATGAGAGCTTGCCTTCTGCAGAGTCTTTGTTTGATTATTCAGAGCATCCTGAGTGGGTACTGGACATAGCCAAGTGCAGAAAGAACATATTGTATTTTGCAGAGAATTTTTTCTTCATAACAAATCTGGATGAAGGCAAGATGAAGATCAAGCTGCATAGCTATCAAAAAAGAATTTTAAGAAGTTTGCGAGACAGCAGATTTGTTTGTCTGTTGGCTTCACGACAGATAGGCAAGACCACATTGATGACCATATATGCATTGTGGATTGCATGTTTCTTTGAAGACCAACGCATATTGGTGGTGGCCAACAAAGAGCAAACTGCCATTAACATTTTCAAAAGAATCAGAATGGCTTATGAAAAACTGCCCAACTACTTGAAACCTGGCACAGTGGAATATGGCAAAACTGCCATGTCTCTAGGCAATGGGAGCAGCATTGGCATTTCCACCACCAGCAGTGATGCAGGTCGAGGTGACAGTTGCAACATCCTCATTCTGGATGAGCTGGCTTTCATTGACAATCATCTGGTGGAACAGTTCTGGAGTTCTGTGTATCCAATCATTTCATCGTCCAAGAAGTCCAAGATATTTGTTGCGTCAACGCCAAATGGTACTGGCAATCTGTTTCATGATTTGTACTCTGGAGCCATTGATGGTAAAAATGACTGGAAAGCAGAAAAGGTGGATTGGTGGGAATTTCCAGGCAGAGATGAAGCATGGAAAGACAAAACCATTCGCACTCTGGGAAGCAGAGAAGTTTTTGATCAAGAGTTTGGCAATGTGTTTTTGGAAACAGGTGAGAGTGCTTTGGATGAAAAATTATTTGAAGAAATGAAATCTGAATGCATTGAACCCAAATTTATTTTCAATGAAGGCAAATATTTGCTGTGGGATGAACCAAAGAATGACCATCTGTATGTGGTGGGTGTGGACATAAGTGAAGGCATTGGTGAAGCTGCAAGTGTCATACAGATCATGGATATCACAGATTTGAGAGAAATAAAACAAGTGGCCTGTTATCATGATCGCCAAATTAGCCCTTATAATTTCACTGCCAAATTGCATGAAATATTGCAACATTGGGGGTCACCTCTGGCCATGATAGAAAGAAACAACTGCGGTTCACAAGTGGTGGACCAACTCAAGAATACCCATGCTTATGAAAACATTGTTTCTTATGGCATTAAATCTGGCCCTGCTTCATACAGTAAAATTGGTGTGCAAGCCCATACCAACACCAAGTACAAGGGCGTCATGAACATGCGCTATTGGATGAACGAAGTCAAAGCATTAAAAGTGCATGATTTGAAGACTTTGAATGAACTGAAAAACTTTGTCAGATACCCAAATGGCACTTGGGGTGCAAAACCTGGTTCAGACAACTGGGATGACAGGGTGATGAGCTTGATGTGGGCACTCATCATCCTGGAGAATGATTTGGTAGAAAAATATTTCGAAGTAGTACAATATGATAAGAACAAGAAGCCGTTAAAATTAAAAGCCTTGGATTACGGTGTTAAATATTTTATTAATCCCACATCCATGTATTCAAATGAAAAAATGGGTGCAGATGGTCTGCCACCATTGCCCATTGTCATCTCACAAGATGGTAATGAGGAACATAATGAAATAGCTGACTTAGAATCGCAAGGTTACCGCCATTTATCATAAATAATTAAATGGCAGATATATCAATATCTCAAATAAGTCAAGGAACTCCCACTACAGGCATTGTTGTCCCGTGGTCCGACGGTGCATCCACATATCAAGCACAACTCAGTTCCTTACTTACTGCTACTGGTGATATTGGCACTGCAGCCATACAGATACCCAAAGGTACTACAAGTCAAAGACCAGCTTCTTCTGCAAACGGGATGTTGCGTATGAATACAACAACTAACTCCTTAGAAGCATACTATGACAATAACTGGATAACAATTTCTTCATTACTACCATACACAATTTATCTCTGGGGTGCAGGTGGTGGCGGCGGAACTGCTGGCGGCTGGGGATACGGCGCTGCAGGAGGTGGCGGTGGATTTGCCTCAGGTGATATAAACCTACCGGCAGGGACTGCCTTAACACTTGTGGTAGGGCAAGGTGGAATAGTGAACGGCACATCTGTTTCATTTGGAGGAGGCGGCCAAGCTAATAGGAATAATGTAGATAACCGCTACGGGTCCAATGGTGGAGGGTACACAGGCATATTTTTAAATTCTGTCACACAAGCCAATTGCGTACTCATTGCAGGTGGCGGTGGTGGTGGTGGTTCCTCAAGAACAGGTGTAGGTAATTATGGTGGTGCAGGAGGTGGTGCACAAGCACAAGATGGTAATTCACCATATGATAATAAACCTGGGTACAGAGGCAGAGGCGCTGGCCAATCCGGTGCACCAGCACAAGCATCATGTGACGGCCTTAACACGAACTTCCCACCTGCAGCTCTGATAGGTGGAACCTGTCAAAATAACGGTTATGGTGGAGCAGGTGGAGGTGGATATTTCGGTGGATCAGCTGGTGGATTTTTTGAAAGCAATACAATGGGTGGTGGAGGTGGGGGTTCAGGATACGTAAATTCACAATACATTCTTAATTCAGTCAATACTGCAGGGACTAATTCTCAAGGTGCAGGTAGCACTAATATATATTATACCAGCAGTGTCGGTACAGGAGGAGCACCCTCCACAGCAGGGCAAAACGGGTATGCTGTTCTAGTGAATAGAATCACTGGTCAGATATCAAGTTATTATTACACCGGCAGCAACATAACAATAACACTTTAATTTATGGCCAACTTAGTATCTTACACTCAAAGCCCTTTCAACAAAGCGCGCAAAGACAAATTTTTATTTGTATTGAATTTACCTCAATGCTTGAAAGATATTTCCACCAAATTTGATCGCAACAACCAAACTGTAATTCCTGATGCTTTGCAATTCTCTGTCTATGGAGTGAACATTCCAGAGATAGCTGTGCCTCCCATGCAGGTGAGATACTCTGGACAGACACTTAACAGTTCCAGTTATTCTCGTGATCCTTATCCTGCTGTGAATGTGAACTTCACTGTGGACAACAGATTCAATAATTATTGGTTAATATACAAATGGTTGGATATTTTAAACAACGCTGAACTGAGCATCTTTGATGCCAACAATCTGATTCAAAATAATATCAAACAAAAAACACTCAATGCAGGGTACGATTATTTGAAGTACAGATCTGATTTTTCTTTGTTTGTTTTGGATGAATATGACAAAAGAGTCATTGAATTTGTCTATAAGAATTCCTTTCCCACAGCTCTGGGAAACTTGGATTTTAATAACAGAACTTCCACAGAATTGGAAACAACCTTCACTTTCGAGTATTCACAGCTGGAAGTATCTCTCATGGAAGATGTAGATAATTTGTGAGAATTTTTAAAAGTTTGATCGGAAAAACATAAATATTTTATATGGCACGTACAATACAGAGTCCCGGGGTGCAGATTCAAGAGGTCGACTTATCATTAAATAATGTAGGAACACCAGCAACCACGGTATTTATTCCAGGGTTTGCTTCCAAAGGACCTTCTTCTGAACCCCTTGCAGTAACATCATTATCCGAATTTGAACAGATCTATGGAACACCATCCAATTCTGCAGAGAGATATTTCTATCACACTGCAAAAGCAGTTTTCAATTCACCTTGCAATGTGATCATCTACAGATTGCCGTATGGTGCTGGTGCAGGTGTTGATACCAGTGATGAATACAGTGCATTAGTTTACCCAGTCAAAGGGTATGCCAATGGCCAAACAACAGATAATATTAACTTTGAAAATGGTGCATATTTCTTTGGAACACCCACACATCTCAAATTGACCCAAGAGGAATATCTCTCAATTTTACGTGGAGATGGATTCTTCTGGGCTCCTAACACGAGTGGAGTCACCACATTCAACAATGTTGCCTCTCTCAGTGGTGCTGGCATGATTGTTCTCAACAAAGCACAGTCCACCATCAATTCAAAATTTGAAGGAACATATGTTGGCATCATTGACAACACCAATTTAAACCCTGCAACACCATTTAATGATGTGAACAGCATTTACACCATCAACACACCAACAAAGGTCATTTCTAAAAATGCAGGATATGTGGAAATACCGGATGTGAGATTGAATTTCACATTATCTGCAGACTCCACAGGCTTGCAGGGCACAGTTTCCGAAGTGCTGGAAAACATACCTTCATTTGACATTTCTTCAAATCAATTTGATGACACACTTTCAGTTGGCATATTCAAGCTCCGTCAATCAGTGTTCTCCCCAGACACAATTGCTCTGGATTATGTGTTGCAAGAAGCACGCACTGGTTCACTTGATGCCAATCGTCAAATTAACAGTCAAGCTGGTGGGCCACCTTTGAGCTTCTTCATTGAGCAACTCAATTCTGAATCCATCAATGTCACTGTCATAACAAACCCATACATTTCCAATAAATCAGGCAAGACATGGCTTGACACAGCTGGTATACCCAGCAAGAAAGCTCGCTTATTGAGTGTTGGATTAACTAAACCTCTGCCTGGTGAATCTGCAAGTGAATACACAACTCGTGTGGGTGCACCTTCTGCAACAGTTGCTGCTTTAGCTGCTGAATATGGTGTTACAAACTCATTATACCCTCTGGGTGATTATGATGATACTGATCTTGCCACCAAAGAAATTGGTGATATTCCTGCCAAGTTGACCATGGCCACTGAAAAGGTCAACAACGTTGACCTGTACCCAATTAACTTGAGTCTGGAAGCTGGCCTTGGAACCATTTATGTGAATTCATTCAACCCTTCAACCAATGGATATTTTGATGACACAGTTCCTTATGAATCCATGCTTGATGCTCTGGCTGTACAGAATCCTGGATCTCTGCCCGTACCAGCTGCACGTTACAATGCTGCCATATCGCCATTCTTAAATCTTACTGAAAATCGCAAAGATCACATGTTCATTGCCGATGCCATTACAAACATTTTTGTGCAGGGCTCCAATGTGAAGACTTTGGATTCTGATTCCAATACATTCTCAACCAACATATACTGGCCCTTGAAGAATCAATTCTCAAGCACTGACACAAGTTATGCTTGTGCATTTGCAAATGTGGTAAAAGTGGCTGATACCAGTTCCAATCAACAATGTTGGGTGCCTTTTTCAGGATTTGCTGCAGCTGCCATGGCAAGCACTGACACTAATTTTCAACCATGGTATGCACCAGCAGGATTCTCTCGTGGTGTTCTGACAGGCATAGTGGACATAGCTCTGTATCCCAAACAGAAACAACGTGATCAGTTGTACAAAATCAATCTTAATCCTGTGGCGTTCTTCCCATCTGAAGGCTTTGTAATCTTTGGTCAAAAGACCATGCAAAAGAAGCCCAGTGCATTTGATCGCATCAATGTGCGCAGATTATTCTTGAATCTGGAAACAGCCACGCGTGACACAGTGAAATATTTCATATTTGAGCCCAACACACTGTTCACAAGAACCCAGATCATCAACAGCTTAACACCTTTGTTTGATAACGCTAAAAATACACAAGGCATATATGATTACCTTCTGATTTGTGATGAGAGAAACAACACACCTTCAGTGATTGATGATAATAGTGTAGTGATTGACGTATATATTAAGCCTGTACGTGCTGCTGAATATATCCTTTGCAATTTCTATGCTACTAGAACCGGAACAAACTTCCAGGAAATAGTAACTTAAATGCTAGGAGGAGATAAATAATTTTATGGCCGATGTAAATCAATTAATTCAAGACTTCTACACAGCAGCAACCACCAGAGAATTCGCACGCGATTTTAACTTCCGTGTGCTTTCCATCAATACTGGTGGTGCCAGCACAGTCACCTTTGATCAGAACGATCTGGTATATGTTAAAACAGCTACATTGCCTGCTCGTTCGATCACCAACGTTCAAGTGCCTTACATGGGCTTGAATTTTAATCTTCCTGGCAATGTGGTTTATCCCAACAGTGAAGCGTATGACCTGGTATTTTACGCAGATTCACAATCTCAAATTCGTCAAAAGTTTGAGCAGTGGTCCAGAGACATATTTGATGACTCTAACTCCACAGGAAACTATTTCTCTCCCAAGCAGACTGCCATCATTGACTTGGTTCAGCTGGATAATCAGATGAACGCAGTTGCTCAATATCAGCTGGTGGGCGTATCCATACGCAATGTGGGTCCATTGGCTTACAATATTGCTGCTGGCACTGGCCAAACTATTGAATTTACAGCTACTATATCATATCATTACTGGAGAAAGCTGTAATTACTGCTGTTTGAATTAAATACTTAGGTGAATAATCCATTCACCGATGCTTTAAACTCTTTAGGTCAAAACTTCACAGGCTTGGGCACTGGTCAAAATCCTGCTTTTGCTCCTCAAGCAGCAGAGCTCTTCGGGTTCAATATCCCAGGTGTGCCACTCATAAGTCCACGGGATTATTTTCTCGTGCAGATGGAATCGTGGTTCACTGCCATACCCAACACATCACAATGGGTCATAGTCATTGACAATTACCCCCAGGCACTAAGAACTAACATCATTCAAGGATTGGAACGGCATGATGGTTCAAGAAAAGGGTTTGATATTGATGCAGCTAAGAACATACTGAATAGTTTTCCTTTGCAAAAGATTGTTGGATGCCTCTTTGCACATGCCATCACCATACCCACTGAGCAATTTGCTGTTGCAACAGCTTCTGTTGCAAATAACAGAGGGTTTTTACCAGGCATTTTGGGAAGCTCCAGAGAAACAGAAGCCCCTTCACTGGTAATTGACTTCAAAGAAACAAACACATCTTTCATAGACTTTGTAATACGCCCATGGGTCATTCTGGGCTCGCATTTTGGCATGTGTGCACGACCAGGTGATGTTGAGAATAGAAAAGACCCCAAAAATATGAAAGTTAACATGACTTTGCTTGAGTATACATTCACTTATCACAGCATATCCATGATACCTCGCAAAGTATTTCATTTTTATAACTGCATGCCATATCAAATTGCTGAGCAATCCTTAGATTACTCAGATCCAAAGCTCACAACCTATGCAACTCGCTGGACCTACTCTAATTATACAGTGGAGAACAACTTGTATCTGCCTGTTGCAGACATAGTCAATCGTATAGCCAATGGAGCCATACCAAGAGTGACAAGTTTTCAAAATGGTATTGGCAGCATAAACCCTCTTGGATTCATTTAAATGCTTTTTTTTATTAATTTCAGGGTGCCAACCCTTGACATAGAGGTAAAGTTAAAAGAGGTCTCCTTTAAAACATTTAAAACCATCAACAAATTCTTAATCAATCAAAACAATGGCCACATAAATGAATTTTTTGATGCAATTCTGATGGAATGTCTGGTTGAAAAAGACATTTTTCACAAATTAACTAATTTTGATAAATTCTGCGCTTTATTCTTACTCAGATGCACTTCCATTTCACCCACCATTGAATATACAGACAAAGGAATGAATGTTAAAAAGCCCTTACTGCCATTTTTAAACAAGTGCTTGGATTTTAAAACTAGTTTTTCCAAACAAATACATGTTGATGCTTATGAAATACTGTTAAATCTGCCAGATACACTTTTTTTTAACGACATTTTTGATGCATTTTACAGTTGCATACACAAGGTGCACACAAAAAACGGTGAAATTGATTTCCATAGTGTCAATAAGGTAGATTTTATAGATGATTTGTCTGCAGAAGTGATATCTCGTATAAAGGATTATAGCGACAGCATCAAAGCAGATTTTTCTAGTCTAATTTTTGATGTTATAGCCAACGAATCTGACAATAAACTCACATTATCACCATTTGATTTGTCTTTTTTTGAAGTTTTAAAAGCTTTATACACATCCAATCTTAAAAATATCTTTGAGCTACAGTATATTCTTGTGAGTAAACTAAATTACTCTGCTGATTATGTGGACAACAACACACTCACTGAAAATCTAATATTATGCAATATTTACGAGCAAGAAATGCTGAAGCTCAAAGAAGAACAAGAAAATATTGATAAAACTGTGCCCCTAAATAAATAGCTTTATGGAGAAATTCAATGACGCGTTGGTCTCTTTGGATGGTTTAAACAAAGAATTAGAATTGTTTGTGCCTTCCCTGGGTAAAAAAGTTAAATTCAAAGGGCTCACCACAAAGCAGCAAAAAGATGCAGTAAAGAGCGCCTTAGAGAAAGTTTTCTCAGGCATAAGCTTCTCATTGCTAGTCAATTCCATCATAAATGAAAATAGTTTTGAGAAAGTGGAGTTTTTAACTTGTGATAGAAGTTATCTGCTGGTAGCCTTAAGAGCAGCATCACTGCAAAAACTCTACAAAAAAGATGACAAAGAAATTGATTTAAGCTTTGTACTGAGTAATAATTTTTCTGTGCCATCTGCATTAAAAACCGCAGAAATTACTGATGATAATATAAAAGTTAAGCTGTCCATACCCACACTTGCACGTGATACTGCCATCAACATTGAAACAAAAAAGAAAATAGCGCCTCTTCCTGATGATGATAACTTGGCCAAAGAAGCTGTTGGTGAAATATACATAAATGAGCTGGCCAAGTACATAGATGTTGTTTCCATCACCTCTGCAGGCAATGTCATTGATCTGGAGTTTGATAAATTGTTCTTATCACAAAAGATTCAAGTCATAGAGAAGCTACCCTTGAGTATCAATAATAAATTAATCGATTTTATTAATGAAGCTAAAGCATTTGAAAAGAAGTATTTCGAAAGAGATGGTGTTTCAGTAGATATTGACATTGATCAAACACTTTTCACAGTATAATAGTATTTTTCCTTAAATATATTAATGGAAAAGGATGATACAAGCTCCAAGTTTGCAGCTGTATTGAACCTCTTGTCAGGCAATCCTGAAGATAAACAGTTAAAATCAAGGATTGCAGAAAAGCTCACCAAAGACAAGCAGGATGATGAGAGAAAGACCAGGTACAATCAAAAAGAGAGACTATATCAAGCTGTGCCCATTGTCATTGATGGATTCACCATGGATGGCACCAAAGGCTTAGTCAAAACACTCAAAGTGGCACTTGATGGCATGTTCAATGTGGATGCCAAGAAGCCTGAAATCAAATTCCCCTGGTTACGAATGATACTCACTCTGTTGGCTTTTGCTGCTGGGCTAATCATAGGAGTTATTGCTGGTGCCATAAAAAGTATCAAGGATTGGGGTATGCTTGCAAAACGCCTGTTAGGCACATTGGGTGGAACCCTGCTGGGTGCATTTGACAGATTAAGAAAGTCAAAACTAGGTCAAATAGTGGATGAGTTGTTTGCTAATATGAAGGGTGTTTTTGTTAATTTGATTGAAAGAATTAAAAAAACTAAAACTGGCAAAATGATTGAAGAAATTTTTGATGCTTTGAGATCCAAATTTACTAATGTATTAGAAAATATAAAACAATTCAAACCTTCTGCATTTATTAAAAGTAAATTTAGTCTGGTCACAGAAGCTATTGAACTAATTTTTAATGCAATTAAAACTGCCATAAAAGAAAACGTAATTGTCACCACAGTTAGCAGAGTTTTTAATACCATTGGCGAATTCTTCAAGCCATTGACCGATTTGCTACCCAAAATGCAAGGAGTCAAGCCATTTAAAATACTTGAACCCATTCTTGGCTTTTTTGATGACATTTTTAAACTGGTGAGTGGGCCTTTCAAAGCTGGTCTTGCCCTAGGAAAAACTCTTGGCCGAGCATTGGGGCCCATTTTTGCTATTTTTGAGGTTTTCATAGGACTTTATGAATCTTTTACGGATCCCAAGCTCAAAGACAAATCTTTCTTGCAAAAAGCAGTCACAGGTGTGGTCAAAGGCATAATTGAATTTTTTACTGGTATTACCAAACTAATTGGGTTAGATTTGTTTAATTTTGATGAAATAAGAGACAGAATAGATAAAATTTTCAGCGCATTCAAACAAGGCTTTCTGCCTGGCATAATGGTCTTAATAAACCAACTGGTGAGTACTATGACTTCCATACCCATGAAGATTGTAGGCTGGATTGTTGGCTGGTTTGACAAAGATGCTGGTAATGAAATTAAAGAACTGGGCAAAAACTATGATTATTTTGAAACACTTAAAACCCTTTGGAATTCTATCAAAGAAGTGGTCAGTCTGGCTTTTAATTGGTTCAAAGACATCTTCACTTGGGATAATATAAAATTAACTTTAATGAACAGCAAAGATTTCTATGTGAACAAATTTCATAGCCTTGTGGATAGTTTTAAAGACATTGTTCCTAAAATAATTGACTGGCTAAAGAGTTTATTTACCTGGGAAAATTTAAAAAACCTGTTCCTCAACACTACACCTGCAGGAGCAGTAATAAAAACAGCACTGTATGTTGGCAAGAAGATCAAAGGAGCTGCGTCCAATGAATCAACAGGCCAACCTGTACCTGTTGGTGATTTAATAGATGACAATCAACGCACCATGTATTCCAAGCGCGGTGCATACTCATTTGATAAAAATGATCAAATTATAGCCATGAAGAAGGGTGGTCCCATTGAAGGAGTACTCAAAACATATGATACTCAAACTTCCAAGTCCATGGACCATGTAAAAAAATCACTTGAAGCTTTAGGCAAAAGACTGGAAACACACTTCAGTAAAACTGAAAAGTTTTATGATGCAGAATATAAGCTTTTAGCTGCTAATAACCAGGCATTGCTGCAGCTCAAAGACATGCCTAAACCCAGTTCAAATGTTATAGTGAATAACAGTTCAAACAGCACAGTGTTTAGCCAGAAAACCAATTCAAATAATGAATATAGATTTGATCTTGCTGGCAAGACATACGCTTATTAAGTAATCATATGGATCATGTGTTCTCAGTATCTAAATCAAGAGCTTTCACAGGCTTTGACCCAGAGAATGATGCTGAACCACCCATTCTAGTATCACCCAACAATACCCCACTGGGGGCTGGACAGGGATCTAGCCTCAACACACCCTTGGGCAATACAGTTGATGTGGTTCGCAACTTCTACTGGACTTACAGCAAGCTAGGTGATGCTCGGCAAGAAGTGCCCAAGATTTATTTAAAAGAGTTGAAACTAAAGACAAATGCTCTCATTTCACAGTTGAAATACTCTTATGGTGTGACAAAAGAGACTGTGCAAGCGTTGGTAGGCGAATTACCAGATGCACTTAAAACTGCCATGACTTCTTACATAGGCAATACAGTTGCACAAGGTGAGAATTTTTTGCAGACTCTTTTGCCGCAAACAGTAGATAATAATCCTGTATATGCAAAAAATCCTCAGCTCAATCCTTATAAAAATTTGTACATCACAGACCCCACTGGATGGGAATTTGTAATGCCATACTTCGAAAATTACAGCAACATGCAATCTAACACCTTTTCACAAGATGCAAATAATCCTTTTGTTGGGTTGATTAGCCAAGCAGCAGCTGGTGTGACTGACATTGCCAGTGCCATGAGCATGCTGAGAAGCCCAACACAAATAAGTTTTGTTGAAAAATCTAAATTTTATAATTACAGTGAAGAAGGAGAGGAATTTACGTTCATGTTTCCTCTTATCAACACAGGATCAGTTACTTTTGAGGATGTTATTAGAAATTGGGAATTAATTTTCTTGCTGCTATATAATAACAAACCTTCAAGAAAGAATAAATCGTTAATTGAACCACCAGTACTCTATCAAGTTGAAATACCAGGTGTAAAATTCTTGCCATTTTGTTATGTGTCACAAATGGCAGTAGACTTTCAAGGATCCCGTAGAGAGCTCTCATTTGACTTGCCATACATTGATAATTTAAACCTGGATGCAGCACCTCCAACAAGATTACCTGCAGGTTCGTCTGTGTTTAACAATTTATTAAACAGAGTTTTTAATAGCACACCACAGGTCAGAGGGTTTGTTAATACTTCAACCCCCAGAAAAATCAATGCCATTATTCCTGATGCATATATTATCAAAATTACCTTAAAAAGCTTAATTGCGGAATCAAAGAATTTCATGTATTCTATTCTAAATCAAGGATCTCTTGTTTCCACAAGAACCATAGGAGATCAAGCACAAGAAATAGTAAGAAATATAATTCCCGGTATTTAAATTAATTATTAAGTATTAATATGTTAGGTGTTAAACAAAATTCTATTCAAAACTTGCCACAACTTAAAAATACACGTTATGAAAATATTTTTAAGCTGTACACTACAGGCAACAAGCAGTATTATTACAACCTGTTGCAGTCAATTTACCTGCCTCAAGACATAGATGATAATTACATCCTGTATCAACAGATCAATCAAAAAACTCCATGGACCATCATAAGTTTTAATGCATATAAGACAATAGATTTATGGTGGTTAATATGTCTGACAAATAAGATTTATAATCCAATAAAATTTCCTGAAGCAGGCTCTGTTGTTAAAATTATCAAACCTCAATACATAGCTACAGTTTTAAGTGAAATTAAACAAGCAGTAAGAGCATAATATGGCCAATATTATAGTCAATACATCAGGCGATAGTGACTTTAAAGATGTAATTAATAATAACACCTATCGCTTTAAGGTGGGACTGGCTTCAGCTGATGGCAGATATCAGGAATTAAAAATAGGTGCAATAAATTCTTTAGTTATTGAAGACAATTTTACAGAGTTCTATCACAAAGGATATATTGTTTTAAATAATAATTTTGATGCTGTAGAAAGAATTTCAGATTTTTTTAACAAGGAAAAATCATCCGTATCAACTACTTTTACACCAAATAAAGGATTCATATTTAAAGGTGATTGTAGAGATTTGTTAATCATAGACATCTTACCCAAACTAGATGAAGGTGTTGGGTATGCTGATAGTGCAGCCGGTAATAACGTATTTAGATTGCTATTTAATTTTGCCATATATAACACTGAAGAGGTTGCTGGCAGTTTGCCTGGTGAAAAATACAAAAAGCTGTATTTTTGGGATTTATATTATGAGATCTTAAGAGAAAAAAATTCATATTTCTCTACTGCTAATTATGTGGACAAAGAAAATGTAACAGAATTATCAGACGACGACAGAGCAATATACACAGGTGACGCCATTAAGAACTTTTTAAAAGACTTTTTCAATGAAAAGGATGGCTTGCCTGTAATCATAAGTGATAACAATTTTGATCAAGGATCCACAAAAATATTTTTTTCTGCCCCTGCTAGTTACAAAGGAATAGATTGTCTTACATACTTATTAGAAACACATGTCTCTAGTAAGGCTAACAACTTTGATCAAAGCTTCCTAAGACTAAATAGAAGTTCACAGGAATTTACGTTTGAAAGTTTAGGCAAATCATTTTCCAAGGCATTAAACAATAATAGTAGTTCTGCTGGCGCATTAATTGGTGAAGAGTATTCAGAGACATTTAAATTAGGTACATATTCAGACAGTGATAATGGATACCAAATAGAAAAAGTCAGCTTCACACCATCTAATGCTCTTTATTTAGGCAAATATGGCACTATTAATAATTTTACATATGATCCAATGCCTGGAGAAATTTCACAAAATGAATTGGCATCTTATTTAGTTCATAGCTACAGTACTGGTGAAAAATCTTTTAATGTGGATGAGAATGGAAATTCTATAAACGCTGTATTAAGTGCGTATTTTACCAATTATGTAACACCTTTTAACAAGCTCAGTTATGACAATGCATATTCTAACTTTTTTCCTGGTGAATACAGACAGATGCAAAAAAATGTAAGAAATATTTTTTCTGTGGTGGAAGATGACCCCGACCAACGTCTAAGTGATGGAAGAAACAGGGCTTTATTTAGCTCTGTATTTTTTAATAACTCAGTTTTATTCAGAGTGCCTGGCAGTACACACAGACAGGCTGGTAAATTCATAGGAATTGATAGAGATGGTGCACAGCCTTACAGTGATTTTGATAGTAAAATCCTGGGTGTCTATTATGTAATTCAAGCAAGACATATTTTTGAAGGCAATGAATACTATAATGATCTTCGCTGTGTCAAGACCTATAGTTATGACAATCTCTTCCTAAATACTAAATCAAAATAATATGGTACGCACATCCACAAAAACTTGTTATCCAGACTTAGTTGATGCACACATTGCCAATGACATAAACTCTGTTAAAAAATTTACAAATTATTTAAATTCCATAGGCAGCATCAATTATGATCCCAAGCTTGATTCTGCTGCAACCTCATCCTCCATAGTAACAAAATCCACAACATCTCCACTCTATGTAAATAATAAACCCACTTCAACTATTAATAGTGATGGATCATATGAAGTGGAAGCGCGTATCACTTTCTATTCACCAGATGAGCCAACTTCCGATTACAACACACGTCAAGGATTAGCATCAAAAACTGATGTTTATGGTAAACTACAACAGGGCAAGAGTGTTGCAATTGACCCAGCCATAATTCCATATGGAACTAACATATCCATTCCATCATTAGGGGATAATTTTATTGCCATGGATACAGGTGGCGCAGTCATAAGACGCACAGCAAGTCGCAACACTGGTGGTCAACCAGTTATTGATGTGTTTGTTAGTTCATATGCAGAGCAGTTAAAACTTGAGCGCAATTATCCTTCAGTTATTAAAGTTAAAGTCAATCAATCTGCTCCATTTACAGCCTCTCCAGTTGCTTTCACCTCACCTGTCACTACCTCTGAAATAACTTCTGTTTCATTAAATGAATTGTCAATAGCAGGAGGCAAGAGAGATCTTAATGGAGATCTCACCCCACAAGCTGCAACATGCATTGATTATCATAACCAGGTTAAGAGTGGCAATCCAATTACAAATATTTCAGATTTTTTCTCTAAATTAGACAAAGACGTTTTAAGCAATTATGATAATGACTTTATTTTCTTCTGGTATAAGAAATATAAAAATGCCATAGAAGTTATCAAAGAACAAACTGAGTTGCAGGATAAATCTTTTTTTGATGAACCTAGTGACAGTATTGGGCTATTAGCCAACTCGCGAGTAAAATTTGATGATGCTGTTTCACCCTTATTCGATTTAAATTGCTCTTTTGGTGCGCCCAATACCATACCCACACAATTAGCTAATAAATTAAGCAATAGTGCAAGAGATGTGAATGAAGAGTTAAGCATAAAAACATCCACTCTGATGAAAACCAACTTAATCAACTTGCAACGAGTCAATGACACCTACAATATTGCATCTGACTCCACACAGTCTCATGGTTTAAACTTAATAACAGATTTAAATTATTATCTGGATGCATACAATTCGCTTCCCAGCCTTGTTAGCAGCATAACCACTGAACTGGGGCGAACTTATGAATATGTCTGTTATTTTAGCAACATTAATGATAAAACTGGGTATAACCCCAGAGATTACTTGTCCTGCAACATTCAAAACATGCCAAACATACAATATTCTGCTAATGTGGAAAACACTTTACAGAATTTTGACGCTGCTCATAATCCTGTTAAAGAGTCACGATCTTCTAGAACCATAGCCAAAGCATTGGGTAATGTAGTGCAAACATCAGAGCAACCCAAATTCACTACAAAAGAAATTAATAACAGATTCAAGTATACAGCAAGAACTTTCAATCTGCCTAAACCTGCATCTCTCACACAATCTGCTCAAGCAAAACTCAATGCAGCTCTTAGCAATATTAAAATACCAAACGCAAACTTGTCACTTCTTAACAATGAAATTAATAGATTGGGCATATCCAACTTGCCTGGCGGTCAAGCCCTCACTGCACCTGTTACATATCTAACAAAATCAGTTAACAATATAAATTCATTAGTACAATCTCCAACGTTAAATATGCCTAATATATTACCTTCCCTGGACCCAGGGTCGTTTCCTGAAATTGCTGCTCTAATAACTGATACCAACTTTAGTGATTTAAAAATTACTAATCCTATTGCTCTGCTTCAATCTGCAGAGCAAATAAAAAATGTAGCTTGTAACTTCAGATTGCCAGTCATCGGCGATGTTGACTTTGGAGATTTTCTAACTGGCGATTTGGATTTTGACATAGAGTCGTTGGAAGCTAAATTTAGAAGCATTACTTCCAAGTTCCCCAAGGAAGATGACTTTGTCAAGTTCTTTACGAAACTTGTACCAGACTTTAAGGGTGTTTGGAAAGACTTTTATAGCAGATTTTTCGAATGCAGCAACAAGAGTGATTCTTAATCTTTTACAACTTCTGCATCAATAATCTTAGCACTGTTGTTTGCACTGTCGATAAGCATCTTGAAGACCTGCTCTCTTGTAGCCAACAGCTTGGTATTACTATCCACTTCCTTGAGCTCTCTTCTGGATGCTATGTCCATTTCTTTTGCTTTTATGAGCGCTTCATTGCGCTTGTCAGTAACTATGATTTTATTTAGTGTTTCAATGGCAGTTGCTGTTGCAGCTATGAGATCAGAGAGTGAACCCACATCTTTACTTTCAGGCGCTGAAGAGATATAATCCTTCACATTGGTCATTACTTCCAAGCTCTCTTCCACCAGCTTGCCAGCTTTCTCTATAACAAATCTTTCCATGTTATCCTTGGTAAGTGGATTTGATTCCTTTTTGACTGACTCAGCTTTTTTATTGGCATCTTTCAATTGATCCAATAAAGTACCTACCATCTCGTTAAGCTCTTCACTCATAATATTATTTATCGTATATTGATTTTTATAAACCTAATATATAATAAGATTATGTACAATATAGACAATACAGATCCTAATACTAAGTTTTTGCCAAGGTTAAAATTTGAAAAAACGCATGATTTAGCCAAATTACCCACAAAGAATCATGAGCATGACACTGGGTATGATGTATATTCCATTGAAGATGCTGATATACCCGCACGAGGAAGCGCCACAGTAGGCGTTGGTCTAAAATTTGCTTCCATTCCAGAGGGTTACTGGGTGAAGGTTGAATCGCGTAGCGGTCTAGGGTTTAAGCATGGTATCATGGCACATCCAGGCATCATTGATTGTGGATACAGAGGTGATGCTGGTGTGAAACTTTACAATTTTACTGATATTCCCTATCAAGTGAAAGCTGGTGATAGGATTGCCCAGTTTGTTGTGTACTTGAATTTTTCAATGCCTGTGGAATGGGGCATTATGGAAGAAACTGTACGAGGTGACAAGGGGTTTGGTTCATCAGGTAAATAATGAATTTGGATTTTAAAAATCTTTGGGTCGAAAAGTATAGACCGGTTGAATTGACAGATTTTATCATATCTGAAAAAAACAAATCCATCATTGAATCCTTCTACACCACCAAAGAAATACCAAACCTATTATTTTTAGGCACACCTGGATTAGGCAAAACAACACTAGCTAAAATTATTGTAAAAAGCATCTTAGATTGTCAGTACCTGTATATTAATGCCAGTGATGAAAATGGCATTGATACAATTCGTAGCAAGGTAACCAGTTTTGCACAAACAAAAAGCTTTGATGGCAAAATAAAAGTTATTATCTTGGATGAAACAGACGGCTTGTCTCTGGATGCTCAACGTGCTCTTCGCAATACAATGGAAGAGTTCGCTAAGATTACCAGGTTCATTTTGACTGCTAATTACAAACATCGAGTCATTGCTGCATTGCAAAGTCGTTGTCAAAGCCTGGATTTGACACCACCCCTGGACGGAGTTGTTAGAAGATGTGTGTTCATATTGAAAAATGAGACTATTGCAATTGATGCAACACAAAAAAGCTTGCTACTTGACTTTATAAAATCCAATTACCCAGACTTACGCAAATGCATAAATGAGCTTCAAAAAAATTCTATTGACAAGAAGCTTAGCTTAGTTTCAAATAATAATAATGATGTTCTTAATTTAATATTTCAAGAAGTTAAGAATAAAAATGTTCTAGCATTGCGCAAGGCATTAATAGAAAATGAATCTAAATTTAATAATGATTACACTACTCTGTTGAGACATTTATTTAATTTCATATATAACGCCGAGCTCACTGATGACATGAAACGCATCCACTTGCTCACATTATCTGAATATATTTACAGAAGCAGTTTTGTAGTGGATCAAGAAATCAATTGTTTTAGCTGCCTGATAGCGCTATCAAATATTACTTAGGCAGGTATTGATAGGTGTAGCTAGCTGGGTCAGCTGCACCTTTCACTGGCTCAGAAGGAATTCTAATGTTAGTATTTTTCAATTCTCTATCACCTTCTGACAACTTGCCATCACCTAAATCGGATAGTTTGGTTTGATTTGGAGCAAGGAAAGGTGTTTCGTTCTGCTTATCTTTAAAAACCTTGGGCTTGATATGAGCTCTACGACTTGGATCATCTTTTTTGAACACTTCTGGCACACTGGGCAGATTGGGGTATGAGGAGGGCTCTGTTTCTGCAATATGAGCTGGTATGGTGCAAAAATCACCATATCTGCCAGGTGCAGTTTCAGTAGTAATATCCAGATTAAATTGTGTACCATTGTAATCAGTATTGCCTGCACCCCCCACATTTGGTCTCACATTCTTAACTGCAGAGACTCTCAGATGTAATCCGCTGCTAACCATTTGTTTGAGTTTTTCCTGTGTGTTGGTGCCCAATGATCTAAACCATGGATCACTAAATGCATCTTTCTTAAATTTTATGATATCACCAGCTAAAAACCCTCCTAGAGTGTACCTTTGCATGGCAGATTCGTACAATTTGACAAAGTTCCTGTTCATCTCAATTATTTAATGTTTTTATTATGCATAAAACTGTTTTTAAACAAATAAAGTTTAGATAAATAATAACGTGGCCACCATTAAAGTCAATTCCATTGCTCAGCCCAAAAAACCATCTAGTAAGTTCACGTACACAGATTTAATGCTGGATCTGGAATTTAGCTACACACAAAACAATGAATTTCTTAAGAACAAGGAAATTAAAGACTTGGAAATCAATTATGACTATGCCGCAATTAGAAATTCCATCTTCAACATCATAACTACAATGCCTGGACAAAGAATTTTAAATCCATACTTTGGAACCAATATTGATAGGTATCTTTTTAACAGAGTTAGCGAAATTAATGCAAGAAGCATAGGCAATGAAATTCTGCAATCTATATCAAATTTTGAACCAAGAGTCACAGTTCAAAACATTGATATTGCAGTGGATGAAATTTTGCAATCTTATGTAATAACCCTGTCCCTAAATATTGCCACCGTTGAAACTGCAAGTAGCTTTCAACTAGTTGGCACTCTAAGTAACACTGGATTCTTTTTCAATTAATTATGGCAACACAATTCAATAATTTTCAATTATCGCAAGATGGTTATGTGGCATTTGACGCTATAAGTTTAAAGAGTTTGATCAATGCACGGTTGAATGATAGCAATGTATTTACAGATCAAAATTTTGAAGGTAGCAATATCTCCTCACTTATAGACATTATTGCCTATGCTTATCACGTTTTAATATTCTATCTGAACAGAACCAGTTCAGAAAGCACATTTACAACTGCTGAGCTTTATGAAAATATTAACAAAATAGTAAAGCTACTCAATTATAATCCCATAGGCATACAGACACCCATACTCTCTTTCCTTGCTCAAGCTAACGAAAATTTACCAATAAACATTTACACAATACCAAGATACTCCTACTTTACTTTGAATGGTGTTAACTACTCTTTCAATAAGGACATAACTTTCTCAAAAAGTGTGAATGGTGTAGAACAGTTAACTGATTTGCAAGAAAATAATCTTTTATATCAAGGTGCATATTTGGAGTATCTTACGTATGTGGCTACTGGCGAACCATTTGAACTTGTAACCATGACTATAGTAGATGGGCGAAATAATAATCTCCTAATAGATCATTTCAATATTGATGTGTATGTTAAAGATAACACCATAGACAGCCCCAAGTGGGAAAAGTGGACCCCCTCACAATCATTATTTTTAGAAAAAAGTAATTCAAAAGCTTATGAAATTAGATTGAATGAAAACCAGAGATATGAAATTAAATTTGGTAATAATGTTACTGGCAAAAAGCTCAATGAAAACGATAATGTAGCTATATACTATCTGCAGTCAAATGGTAAATCTGGTGAGATAGGCCCGGGAATTCTTGATAATAACAAGATGTTTTTTTATAACACTCCAAGATTTTTAGAAATTAAAAATGATAATATTCCTGAAAATCTTCAGTTAATGACAGCTCAGCAAGCTACATACATAAAATTCTCTAATATTGATGCATCAACCAGTTTTCAGGATATTGAATCACCAGAGAGCATAAAAAATAATGCCATTAATACTTTCCGCAGTCAATACAGACTCATCACCACATCAGATTTTATAAATTACATTTCCAAAAATTATAGCAACATAATCTCTTCTACACAGGTCATAAACAACTGGGACTACATCTCAGGCCATTTGAAATATTATTTTGATCTCGGTGTCTCAAAGCCCAACTTAGAGAGCAGGGTGTTATTCAATCAAGTTAAGTTTGCTGATTCATGCAACTTTAATAATATCTACATATATGCTGTGCCTAAATTAGAAAAACTCACCTCACTAACTACTAGAGCAAACTATTTAAATGCTGCTCAAAAGCAAATTATCTTAAATGACTTGCAGCAGGTCAAATTGGCTACTGCAGAGGTTATTGTTAATGACCCTGTCTATGTGGCTGTCGATTTGGGCATAACTACTCCTGGAGAAATTCTATCACCCTCAATTGCAGATACCACATATCTGGAAATAACAAGAGATGTGACTGCCAAAAGAAATCCAGAAGCTCTCAAAGAGCAGATAAAGAATATTTTTGCCAATTACTTTTCAATTTTAAATAACAATCTGGGAGTACTCATAAGTCTCACAGACATCACAAATAGTATCAAATCACTTGAAGGGGTAAATAATATTTCCACAGTACGCATTGTTGATGGAAACACTGTCCGTACACCTGGCATTAGCTTGTTAATATATAACCCTGTTTATCCTGAGAATGACATTAAAATTACCACACAAGATATACAATTGCCTTATTTTAAATTTCCCTACCTCTACAACCCATTAGACTTTGCTAATAAGATAACAATAATTACTCCATCCATTCAAACTATTCAACAGGAGTTCTAATGGCTAATCAAATAAACTATTATTATGTTTATTTTAACATTAAGGACTATACTGATTCGTTTGCCTTATCCAGCTTCACACTATCTAATACCCCATTAACTTTTTATCCAGATTTTGAAAGATCTTTTTCGCAATTAGATTTGGAGAATATTTCTACAAATCTAGTTAGGTGGAATTTTGGTGATGGAACATTTTCTAATGAACTAACTGCAGTGCACAAATACCAATGGCCTGGTGATTACACAGTCACCCTCACTGTTTATGATAGGAACGGCAATGCATTCGATAGTTCCTATCAGCCCATTGTCAACATTTACAACTATTTAAATGATCAGCTGCTTTTCAATGATTATAGAAAGTTTGTTTATGATGTGCCTGCTAGCAAGATAAATGATCCATTAACTGTAAAGAGATACTCCAGTTGGCAGTCTTACAATGCATTAAGTGCTGAAGGATATACTATAAATCTTTATGCATCTGGAGCTGCAGGGGATTATTTGAATGTGGATAATTTCTTTGATGATAAATGGTCCCACCTAAGAACACTTAGTAGGTTTTATGAGAAACAGCCTGTGGGTGATGTGTTTGAATTTGCTCCTGTGAGTAAACTAATAACATCAAATACAGAGTTGTATGTTAAAGTGCAAGATAAAATGCTAGTAAGTTGTGCGGGAGATGATCAAGGCAGCGTGCTGGTTGGTACTACAGGTAGCTCAGAATTTTATTATGCAGATGACAAGGTAAAGAATTATACCTCAAGAGAGTCACCTATTTTCTTATTTGCTACTCTGGATAATAGTAAATTTAAGGATGAATATTCACAAATTAATAATGTATTTGAGTATATTGCATATCCGCCAGTAGGATTTCAAAACATTAAACAAACACAATTACCAATTATTAAGGTTAGACACAACCCTGCCTCCAAACTTTCTATTACAACAACAGGTATTGATGGTGAAGGACCTCTCTCGTCAACACGGTTCAATATACCAGAAATAAGTTGGCGCAATACTGAAATACCTTTTGTAATTAAATTCAAAGACAAAGACAATTTCACAACAAAAACGTACCCACCACTGTCTTCTTCTATAACAACCCCATCTCTGTCGTCACTTTCAGCATATGACTTGCAATTTGGCATAATAACTTATAACAACGGGGAAGTCAAGCCGCTCACTAGTGTTACATATTATGATGATTTCACAAATGAAGCGCCACAGTCTATTGGTGGATTTTATAAAGGATATTTTGTACCACAAGAAACTGCTCTCAATTGCGTTTTAACAGCATCCATGGTTATTAGAGACCCAACTAATTTCCCTAAGGATAGCTTCTTTGGCTGGGTGGCACTGCCTGAATATAACATGCTGTTAAGATTCTTCACAATTTTAATTTATACATATTGCCCGGGTATCCTATCTCTCACTGTTTCAGCTGATGGTAGATTTTTTGATTCCGATAACAACAGAAACATATACGCTATTCAAATTGCACCATCTGGCTCAACATTTGAAGAAGAGTATAACACTTGGTTTGCTGATGGTGCAAGTGATAGAATAATAAAGTTTAATAATACTGGGGCGTTAATATCTTCCTTTTCGCTATCTTCTTATCCATATTTAAATTTTGCTACCGGATTAATAGAAAATCGTAATTTTCTTTCCAATATACTTTCTAGTGCTGCTCCCGCTAGCCTAGCACTTGATGGTGGCAATGACCTATGGATAGCTTTAATGGATTCATCATCTGCTATTAAAATTGATAGGTTCAATGGGTATGTTAAAGCTGTTGCTTACCCATGGAGTGTTCTGAGAACATACAATTTAAGTGGGGATTACAATATACCAGAATTACAGGGGTTTGCTGGTGAGCAGTTCCTCATGCCCTCCAGTATAGACACAGATATTAATAATGATATATGGGTATCTTATACAAACCCTGCATCAAACTTTCTTGTAAAATATGACACCCTGGGTAACATGATTACTTCTGTTCCTATGCCATGGATGCATTCACCAGTTGAAATTTGCATTGATAGAAACAAATTTGTTTGGCTAACAACCTATAATCTATCTGTGACTTCCAAAGAATTTTCTACTAGAAATGATCTGCTATATAAATTTGATACTGCTGGTAGGCTAGTAGATGGTTATCCGTTGGAAGGATTCAAGCTTATAGGTAATATATCAGTGGACGGAGGCCAAAATGCGTGGGTAATAGAAAATGCTGATACTTTAACCCGCATAGATGCCGTTAGTAATGAAAGAACATACTTTATTGTAGGATCAGGCAATACTACTAATTATATTCAGAGCATAGGTGGCATTGCATGTGATACATCAGGGTTTGTTTGGGTTATCAATGACTGGAACAACAGAATATTCTACATTGATACACTAGCGCTTACAGCTGGTCCTCTCTCATCTTACAATAATGTAACACTTAATTATCCACCTTCCAGCATAATGAACAATGTAACTGCTTTTGAAGAAAAAAGATGGCAAGCATACGGTGATTGGACTGGCACAAGATGGCTAAACAAATACATTGACAATGTTTCAAACTACAGAGTTGTTTCAGGTACATCAAATATGTTTAACATTTATACAGATAATGGTGAATATGACCTTTACAAGATAAATGAAGATTTTGATGCCAAAGGATTTTACAAATCATTTATATTTACTGAAAATTTAGAAGATAAACCCATATTCTTTGATAAGTTTTTAGGTAATATTGTAGGCGGTGTATCAGCTCAGCCCTACGAATTAGGCAAAACTATATATGAAAAAATTGCTAATTATGTTAGCAACACCACAGACATTGATAGTGCTAATCTAGATAAACTAATCTCTTTTTGCAAAGCTCTATCAATACAATTTGAGCAATATAACTATAATTATCCACCTCAGCTTAGACGCTTAGTAGATATCTTATCGATAAAACACAAGAAGCTCTGGGGGGAGACAAACAAATACAACTATAATTTTGGCTCCACTAATAATCCTGGCATCAATCTGGGTACACAGATATCTGTAATTACAGGATCTCTATCCTCTGGAGTACCAATAGTAGCATATGAAAAGTTTTCTGAGATTTATAACGTGGTAAACAGCAATCTCATCAACACACCTTCTGGTTTATTACCATATACTACCAAAATTTCACTTTCTGACTTTAGTCCTGATTGGGGCTGGGGATTAGTTGCACCAGCAGCAATAACTGGTGTTAATATCTCTAATTACTATAAGTTCTATGAATATAATAACTCGTTCAATAATAGTCATTTAGATAATATAATAGATTGGAATAACCCACTCAACACGCTGAATTACAGTAACAGCTCATTTGCGAGCTGGAGTGAAGATAGCGGAACAATGCAGAATTTATTAAGTTACGAGATCTCCAAAGGCTTAAAATTATTTTTAAGCGGTAGTGATATAGTGTATAATAATTAAATACTTTAATGCTCGATTCAAGCAGATTCATTGACGAACGTATATCCACATCTGTAACTTCCTTGATACCTGTTGAAAATCCTATAGATGCAGATAAACCACTCACTTTTATAGAGTGGCTGAAATATAATAACAGCCTATTCACAAATGCAGACGATTTTCTATTGAGGTATCAATCTTATCTTAACAATTGGTATGAAATAAAAGGCAAATCAAAAGATATTATTGAGATGGAAATAAGAAAGAGCTATACATCTCTTATTAATGAAATTGTTTTAAGTTATGCTTCTTCAGAAGAAAAGCGTTTCTTAAAAAATATCGATTTTAATAATAAAAGAGATCTGGCTATAGCTGTACCATTTTTTGCAAAGAAAATTAAAGATATATGCTTATATTACAGCACATTGCGTGATGATGTTAAAACCGCCCAACTCAGATACAATTTAAAAGGTTCTAATTTGGGTATTGAGAAGTTAGTTTACAATGAGATTTCAAAGTCATTAGAAGCAGATGACTTGGTTGATATTGTTAGAACTCTTAATTTGTCTTTATCTGATATAAGAAACAATCTGGTAATTAATTTAGAAGATATTTTTGATACATATTCGTATTATTTAGATAATAGTATCAACCAATCACCCTCTGCCAACGGTATAACTAACGGAGAAGGGCAGGACTACTCTTCAGCAAACACCTATGATATCAATCCAAGCCTATTCTTAGACTTTAACTCTTCCATTGTTCAAGCCATTTCTTCTTATCCTTTCTTTCTAATTGAGCTAGGCACAAACAATTTCAGTATAAATCTTAAACCTGAATCAACTGACTTGAATCTTCTTAAAGATAGTGATTATATTAACACAGTTAACACCGAGGTACAAGGCAATTTAAATTTAAACTTACAAATCGCTGCAGCTAAAAAATACATAGGTACAGAATTTTATTTTCTCTCTACTAACAGCACTAATACAGCGTTTATTTCTGGTATACTCTTTACACCTGACAATGAGTTTGCAAACTATTTAAATAAAAGATTTCCATCTATTGCAGCCATTCCATCCACAGAATATTTAAAAACTGCAAAAGAGATTGGGTTATTTTTTAAACCCGATAAAATTGGATTATCAGTTTTTAATAATTTTAAAAATAATTACAGTGTTAAATCATTAAGCGCTAACACAGTTTATGTTTTTCCAAACCCTGAAAAATATGGTAATGTATCCAGCTTAACCAAGGAGAGCTTCAATTCACCGCTAGAGTTTTATGATAACTCATACCTACTCAAGCTCGACTTTTCAAATCAATTTGCTTTTGGTGATGCCACTAATAACTCTTACCTGCAAACGTTTAGGAGCTATCAGTCGCGCGAACAATCAAACTTAATGCCTCTGCAGGGGTTAGCGCGCTACACAGATCCACAAGATTTCTTTAAAGGTGAGTTTAGATCCATATGGTCAAATAGTGACATCTACCCTCTCATACCGCAAAATCTTTTTCCCATTGACAACAGAGTAGAAAAACTCTATTCGCTAGACAAAACATTAGTGCAATTCAAGAGTGACGTATACGGCAACGATTACAGTTTTTATAAAGAAGTATACCCAAAAAAATCTCTTTCAAATATTTACGTAGATCAAGATTCCAGAGGCATAAAATACTGCTTTGCCTTTGATGGACATTTGTTTTATGACCCTGTCTCTGGATCTAATTTTAATTATGATTTGGTTGATGAAAATAAAGGGTATTCAGGAGTAACATTTAGAGCGGTAACTCAAATTCCACCAGGATCCGGTTATTTTACTCGCGGACCCAACTCACTCACCCCCTCACCCCTTTCAGCTCAATATTATAATAATGGAATACCCAATTACTTGTATTCAGATCAACCAACACCTGTTATTTCATATCGATTTCAGCCTGAGACGTATTGCAGTGATGTGGCCACTGTAACTTACCTTTGCAATTCATTTGATGGCGTCGGTTTTGTGTCATCAGACGGTACCATTCTGCCAGATGTGCCATCAGATACTCCAACCTATGATCCCTTCACAGATATATTATATTATGTTGAACTGGCCGATGGTGGTAGTTGTCCTACAAACTCACCCACATATATTGCTAATTTTGTAAACCCGCCTTCATTTAGCTTTGCACCTCCTCTTTCTGCACTTTCATATGCAGATGGATTTAAATTTTTAGTAAATGGTGATAATCCTTGTGGTGGTAATGTAAAAAGATCTGCCGTATATACTGAAAAATCACAATATTTAAATTATAGAGTGCCTTACAGATCCACAGCAGTAGTTGAAACCCAACCCGGGTTAACTAACAAGAGATCTCTTTATGAAACCAAGTTTATTGATTTTGGTGAACTCTATGTAAGAAATTCTAACTCCTCTTTACTTGCACCTGCATCTGCTGCTCTCAGTGCTCTGTACTACAAATATGATGAATTAATAAACAATGAACTGGATGAAAAATTAATTAATTTTGACGTCTTCTATGATGTAATAAATTTCGAAACAGAGAATTACTTAATTTTTGATAAAATTAAATATAATTACACATCAAACTTACCGATAACTAATTCTAATGCGGATTGTTTTTTCGCCAGAGGTGAAAATAAAAAGTTTGAGAAGTTTTCCACAATTTGGTTTAATGAAACTGAAAATAAGCTATATTTTTGTAGAACTGTGCTGTTTAATGAATTAAGTGCCACAAACTATAAAATAATTTATCCAGAAATTTACGAAATTTCTTTGAATACCATGACCTCTTCTAAAATATATCCACAAGACACCAACATTAATTTAACTGTTGACAAGCTTAAATTATTTTCTTTAATAGGGAAAAATATTAATTTAAATATTGTGGAAATCGAAAAACCACTACTAACTTATGACGATGAAACATCAAATTTTACAATCACATATCTAGGCAAAGATCTTTCCAATGTATTCTACATAAATAAAATATACTTTAAATATATCAATGGTGTCATAACTATATTAAATGCGTTTATGCATAAAATAGATCAAAATGTGGTGAGTATAAATTTTGCAAATGTAGGCACATCTGTACCATCACCTGTATTTTCCACATATAATGTAAGAGGAGCTACTGCTGGATCAGTATCTGGCGGAGTATTTTCATTCGGAGTATAATATGTCTTATTACGTTCTAACTAACAATGATAAAGCATCTGTATTATACTCAAAGATGCTTATTGATACAACCAGAGATTTTTATGTTACTTTTGACTACGCGTGCTATGGCAATACATCATTAGGTGCACATGGGTTTTGCTTATTTCTAGTTGACATAGCACAATCAAGCCTGATATACGGCAGCCCCGGTCCAGGGCTGGGTGTAACTGCACTTACTGCAGATCTAGGTGGCTCTAACATAAGAGGCTTCCAGGGCATACCCAATACCTCACTTTGTGTTGGTTTCGATATCAATGGAATTTATGGCAGCAACAATACAGGACTAAATGGCCCATCAGCAATTGTACCCAACAGCATCACTCTCAGATCGTCACAGACCAGTGGATTTAGATTTTTATATAGAACGGATAATTTAGCAAGCTCTACGTTTAGTACACCCTTATCACTATATAAAGTGGCCACAGATGCCCCGGCATACAACACTTTTCGTATCAAAATTACTGACTTTGGCTCCAAGGTTGAAGTAGATCATAAGGATGCGCAGTCATTAATCTTCACTAATTATGTCACATTTAAATTGCCGTATACTTTGCCTAGCATAATTTATCCTTGCTTGTCCTTTAGCTCCAATACACCTTCAGCGAGAATGAAAGTTGGTAATATGAATGTGAATGCATATCTGACCACACCCACACCCACACCTACTATCACACCTTCCAACACTGTAACACCCACTGTCACCCCCACTATTACTGTATCACCCACAGTAACACCCACATTCACCAAGACACCCACTGTCACCCCCACTATTACTGTATCACCCACAGTAACACCCACACTGACATTATCTAATACAGTAACACCTACGATAACACTTTCACCCACAACAACCCCCACAGTAACACCCTCACCAAATGCGACATTAACACCCACATTAACACCCACAGTTACACCCACAATAACACTTTCACCCACAGTAACACCTACCATAACTGTTTCCAATACATCAACACCCACACCCACACCCACACCCACATACACCCCCACACACCCACCCACACCTTCTACTACACAATCACCCACCCCCACCCCCACACAAACAAGAAACCTACCTGAGTACCTTTTCTTTGCTTCAACTGAAACAAATATTGATATAATTAACAATGCTCCAGCAAGCCCATACCCAGTCAATATTCCAGTTACAGGTGTTGATCAGACTGTCAAAAAGGTGGCACTAGTTTTAAGTGGTTACACACATGGCTTCCCATATGATGTAGGCATGCTGTTAGTTGCTCCAGATGGCACTGCTGTTGTGCCTGTTTATCAGATTGCAGCATCAGAAGGGTTTGAGGCCAATGATGCTGATGTCATACTAGATGATAGCAGCACTAGTGCATGGGATGGGTATTCTTCTGGCACATATCATACAGTCAATACAAATGACCCGTCAGCTGTCTTTAACGGCTCTGGTGCTAGACCAGCACCACCATACAATTTGGACTTGACTGTGTTCAACCAAGTGTCTTACAGCGGCATTAATGGTACTTGGAAGTTGTATATTGAAGACTTCTTTATACGCGATTCCGGAACTTTGTTCCGAGCAGGGCTGAGAATTTATTACAATTGATTTTCTTCTACTAGATATTAAAATAATTTAGTGAAAATTTTTATATCTATTGCTTCATACAGAGATCCTCAGCTGCCCGACACATTAAAAGATTGCATTGCTAATGCAAAAAAACCAGAAAATTTAGTATTCTCTATTTGCTGGCAAAGAGGAGACAGTGAATCACTTAATGAATTTAAAGACGATAAACGCTTTAAGATTATAGAAATACCTGCGCAAGATAGCAAAGGTACATGCTGGGCGCGCTCCAAAATACAGGAAAACTATGACGGTGAAAAATACTACCTGCAATTAGATAGTCACCACCGGTTTGTAAAGGATTGGGATACAAAATGCATTAAAATGGTAAAAGATTTGCAAAAGCTTGGTCATAAAAAGCCTTTACTAACCGGTTATGTTTCAAGCTTTAATCCCTCCAATGACCCAGCTGAAAGAATACATACACCCTGGAAGATGAATTTTGATAGATTCATTCCAGAAGGTGCTGTATTCTTCTTACCTGCATCAATAGATGATTTCAAATCCAGAACATTGCCTATTCCTTCCAGGTTTGTTTCAGCCCACTTCATCTTCACTCTAGGCAAGTGGTGCCAAGAAGTGCCATATGACCCACATTATTATTTTCATGGTGAAGAGATCAATCTTGCTGTGAGATCCTACACATGGGGATATGATTTATTTCATCCACATGAAGTTGTTGTATGGCATGAATATACTCGCAAAGGTCGCTCAAAACATTGGGATGACATCAAAGAGTGGGGTGAAATGAATAAGAAATCACATTTGAGAAATAGAAAGCTATTTGAAATGGATGGGGAGAAAAAGGATATTGATTTTGGTAAATACGATTTTGGTAAGAAACGCTCTGTAAAAGATTATGAAAAATATGCAGGTCTTTGCTTCAAGAAGCGTGCAGTTCAAAAATATACTCTAGATAACAATCTTGCACCCAACCCTACATTGTCCAATGAGGATCTGGATATGTCCTGGTTGAAGATTTTCAAGCACTGTATTGATGTGCGATATGAACAGGTACCAGAAAAAGACTACGACTTTTGGTGTGTAGCTTTTAAAGACAAAGATGGTAAAGATGTGCATCGTCAAGATGCAGATAAGCAAGAAATAGAAAATATGTTCAGAGACCCTGACAAATATTGTAAAGTTTGGAGATCTTTTCACTCAGAAGAGATGCCTGCAAGCTGGATTGTATGGCCTCACAGCATTAGTAAGGGCTGGCAAGACCCCATCACTGGTCAACTCAATAATATTATTAGCTAATGAACGAATATATTAAATCTGTTCTGCAGGAATCTTACAAAACAGTTGCTCCTTTTACTGCATGGGCAACAAACAGCATTTCAGGTGATGATTGCACACACAAAAGAGCCAAACCAGCACCTTTTTTAAAGCTTTTAAGCTGCATAAATCAAAAATATCCGTTCAAGACCATTGTGGAGATTGGTGCCATACGATATGCAGTTACACAAAAGTGCATTGATTACTTCAATCTTGACTACCATACAATTGAAGGTCCTGCGTGCTGTGCAGATGGTCACTCAACATATTTTTTAAGTAAGTTTGGAGGTGATTTTTATTCTGTAGACATTGATCCCTCCAGAATTGATGCAATTAAAAATTCATATCATCATTTAAATGAAAAACAACCGGACAACTTACATGTTAACATACCATGTGATGGAATAGATTTTCTTAAAACCATAGATCGTAAAATCGATCTGTTATTCCTTGATGGTTGGGATGTCGGTACACCCAGTTATGCAGAAAATCATTTATTAGCTTATACAGTAGCTAAAGTCTTTAATAAACTGTCAGATAATGTTATTATTGGCATTGACGATACTGATTTCACACCAGGATTTGCTGGCAAGGACAATTTACTTGGCCCAGAACTAATAAAAGACGGGTTTGTACCGTTTCTACGTGGAAGATGCTCGCTTTTTATTAAATTATAATATGAAAGTATCAATAGGTGACATAGTAGACAGGTATTCAATTTGCAAACTCAAATCAGAGAGAACATCCATAGATTGCTCGTCTGAACTGCACGCACTTGAAGCTGAACTCAAGAACTATGATGGAATTAATGGGTATGTTGATACATTATACCGGATAAACGGTGACATATGGAATCTTGAAGCAGATATTCGCAAAGGCAATGAAGATATAATTGGTTTAGAGGAAGTTGGCCGCAGAGCTATTCAAATCAGACAATTCAACGGTCAAAGAGTGGCTGTTAAAAATGACATTAACTCACTTCATAAAGAAGGTTTCGTTGAAACAAAAATTAATCACGGTAGTCATAAACAGGTACCCATAGTTGTCACACTCAGTACTGTTCCAGAAAGATTAAATCATATTCACTCGGAAGGATTGCCTCTGGTTGTCAAGTCTTTATGCGAACAAACATATAAAGACTATGAAGTGCATTTTAATATACCTGAGATTTATAAACCAAACAATACACCATATGTTATACCAGAATGGTTGAGTGAATATCAGCTCAAATATCCACACTTGAAGGTATTCCGTACAGAAGATTTTGGGCCACCCACTAAGCTATTGCCAACCCTGCTTCGTATTCAGGATCCAGAAACAATTATAGTTGTAGTGGATGATGATCTGGTGTATCACAGTGAACTTGTGCAAGAGCATTTCAATCATAATCAAAAAATTAATAATGCTGGTTTTGGTTATGATGGCAGATCTAATTGCGGTGAATACAGGTATAATGATTTAAGAGATGCATGGGTGCTATGCATTGATAGACCCACAAAAACACATATTATTCAGCACTACAAATCTGCCTCTTATAGGAGAAAATACTTTGAATCTGACTTTTTTGAGCATTTCTTAGGCAAGACTCGATCAGATGATATACTCATTTCTTATTATTTGAGATTTAAAGAGATTGATCTCATTATAATGCCCTATGAAACAGATCTGCACATGTTTGATACACCAGAAAAATGGCAAAAACATCAAGGTGTTGAAACATTTCCTGTTCTAAGACATGCTCACATGCCAGGAGCTACAGGCTGCACAAATCCTGATATGCTTAAGATTGAGGACAGGTTTTACACCCCACCTATCTTTGAGACTTGGCTAAGAGAAAAACAGATAGTATACTAAATGAACCGTAAGCTAGTGGTTCAATATGAGTTTCCTCATAACGAATGGTTCCTTACCCGTTATTTTCATAGTGTTGCTAAAACTTTAGTTGATAAAAATTCAGAGATAGAGTTTACCTTCATAAACTCTGGAGATTTAAGTGAAAGGAATTCATATACACGCAATTCTGCACATATGATGACTATAACCAATCCTGATAATGGTAAGTACATACTTCAAAGCTTTTGGGATAAGAATATTTGTTTGTTCAATAAGCATCATTGGGATCCGCCCAACATGGTGCAACTTTTTTGCTCTTCCGGTTTAAACAGGGCAGAATATGACTATTTTTTTGCACATACCCCCTGCAGGGATACTGTGCCTATTGATTATGACAACATCCTCACACCTTTTACCTATTTTCCGTACACTACAAGAGCTGCAAGAATAATAGAAGATCTATACCCCCAAAGAAATTCAGAACATCTGGATAATAAAATGGTATTTCGTGGAGCACTTTATAATGAAAGACTGTTCCTAAGAAATACTATTCATAATGGGGAGGATATAGTAGTAGATAATATGCAAGATAGCTACAAAGATGCACCAGAGTTTTTAAAGGAGCAGATTGGCAATCTGTGTGCGCTCAGCATTAACGGTGCAGCGGAAATATGCAATAGAGACATTGAATTGTTTGGTCTTGGCATGCCTGTTCTTAGATCAGAGCTCAACATAGCTTTCCACAATCCTTTGATACCTGATGTACACTACATTGCTGCCGGTAAATGTGATTTTAGATGCAGTACCACTCATACAGATTACAATATACTAAAAAATGCTATACTTGAAAAGTTTGAGTTTGTAAAAAATCATCGTGACTTCTGTTTACAGGTGGGTGAAAATGCCAGAAAATGGTATCTGGAGAATTGTACTATTAGCAACATGGTATCCATGTTTGAAAAATTGGTGAAGCTGGACAAGCTATTTGAATGAACAATTTAATCATATATCAATCATCAAATTTTCAAAATAAATTCTTCAGATACTATCATTTGTTTTTTGATCAATTAATATGCCAATTAAAAACCAATTATATTGTTAAAGAGGATAGATTTTTTGAAAAAGCTGACGAAATTGGCAGACCCATCAGACTTTCTGATGGCAGTGAATATACTATTTTAGAATGTGAATTATTGATAGAAAACACCACAACTAACAAAATCTATTTTATTTCTGTTTGCGATTTGCTCTCAAGTTGCAGCATACATATCCAAATGAACAAGAGATTGCAAAAGGTTTTATTAAGTCAATATAATTTTAAAGAAATTGAGCTCAATATCTTACCTGCACACTCTGATAAGTTTGTTCCTTGGATATATTTTCCATATGTAAGCAACGATTTGGAGCAACATTATACTAAGCGAGCCACAGCAGTATTGAAGGACGAGCTGTTTTTTAGAACTTCATCCTCATGGTACCGTCCGTTATTGAGATACATTGATAACAGCATTCTTAAAGACATAGAGCATATAGGCAGCTTCGACAATTACTGTAGTGATGCTATAACATATAAGATGGGCCTATCCTTAGGCGGCAAAGGTGATTTATGTTATAGAGACATAGAATACTTGGGTCTGGGCATACCCTTCATTAGATTCAAATACAACAGTACACTCAGTCAACCTTTATTGCCAAATTACCACTACATTAATGTGGATTACCCTGAAAGCAGTGTTCGTGATAAAGATGGTACAGAGGAGTATGCTGAATTAATTAAAAAAAGGTTTTTGGAAGTTAAAGACGATGTTAATCTTTTAAATTACATCTCCAACAATGGCTACAATTATTATAATACATATATAAAGCATCCCAATAATGTAGCATACACTTTACAATTACTTGACCTATAGATTTGTCATTTTAAAGCTATACATATTCAATAGATGAAAAATAAATTAACCATTGTCACTGGTATTTTTGATCTGGGCAGAGATAATGCCGGTGAGGGGTTCAAGCGACCATTCACACATTACATAGTCAAATTTACTGAACTGCTCAAAGCACTAAAGGATTATAATGTAGTTATCTATATTGAAGAGAAGTATAAAAATTTAGTTGAAGATATACGCGATTCATCAAACACAGTAATAAGAACGAAAGAAATTGATGATTTTAGAAACAATTTTCCTTTCTATGATCAAGTATCTAAAATAAGAAAGGATGAAAAGTGGTTTAAGCAAGCTGGTTGGTTGGAGAACAGTGCACAAGCTACCATGGAGCTCTACAACCCCATGGTCATGTCAAAAATGTTCATGCTTCATGATGAAAAAATCCGCAATCCTTTTGACTCTGATTATTTTTGCTGGATTGACGGTGGTTTAACCAATACAGTACACCCAGGATACTTTTCCAAAGATAAAGTATTGGATAAACTACCTAATATTTTGGATAAGTTTTTATTCTTGTGTTTCCCATACCCTGATGGAGGTGAAATTCATGGCTTTGACCGAAACAAGCTGAACGATTTAGCTGGCACAAAAAATGTAGAGTATGTTTGCAGGGGTGGAATTTTTGGCGGCCCCAAAGATCTTATAAGTGATATTAATAGCATTTATTATAGTCATTTATGCAGCACTCTTAATGAAGGATACATGGGCACTGAAGAGAGCATATTCACGTTAATGTCTTACACACACCCTCAGTTATTTAAAAAGCATATGATTGAATCAAACGGACTAGTAAGCAAATTTTTTGAGGATTTAAAAAATATGGAGGTGCAAGAGAATAACAACATTACTCTGAATAATTACACAGGTACCAGTCTGTATGTCATTGGATTCAATTCACCTAATCAATTTGAGACATTGTGTGAAAGTTATCTGCAACAGCCTGGCTTTATAAAAGAAACAAAGAATTACCTGTTGGATAACAGTACTGATGTATCTACCACTCCAGCTTATGAAGAGCTTTGTAAGAAATATAACTTTGAGCATCTTAAGAAAGATAATTTAGGCATATGCGGTGGCAGACAATTTGTAGCTGAGCATTTTGATTCAACAGATTCAAAGTATTATATTTTTCTAGAAGATGATATGCTTCTATATGATAAAGAAGGTGTATGCAAGAATGGGTTCAACAGAAAAACGAACAATTTATTTTATAAGATTTTAAAAATAATGGACAAAGAAAATTATGACTTTTTAAAGTTTAGCTTTACTGAGTTTTTTGGCGACAATTCAACACAATGGTCATGGTATAATCTTCCACAAGTTGCAAGAGAAAGATTTTTTCCTGATTACAACAAACTGCCTAAGATAGGCACAGATCCAAATGCACCAAAAACAACATATAAGAATATTAAAACTTTGGATGGTGTTGCGTATGCAGATGGTGAAGTGTATTACTGCAATTGGCCACAGATAGTGTCTAGAGAAGGTAATAAAAAAATGTTTTTAACTACCAAATGGCAACGCCCATATGAGCAAACTTGGATGTCTTACATGTATCAGCTATGCAAAGAGCAGGTATTAGCAGGTAGCATATTGTTAATGTCTCCTATAGAACATAATAGATTTGATCATTATGCAGGTAACCTCAGAAAAGAGAGTTAAAAAACTATACTTTTATAGTAAATAATTAGGTGAATTATACATATTATGTATTGTCCAGTTACCAACCACTTGGTAAGCCTGGATTTGTTAATTCATGGTTTTTTTATGACCCAGTGTATGGTGTCAACATTAATTACCCTAACACTCTGAGTGGCAGTACATTTGATAGCACTCTGGGCACATATGTGTATCCTGCAACAACTTATGGAGGCAATTTCATACCCTGGGGCTACATAGTACAAAATTCTACTCTGAGTGCTGATTTAGGTAATTTTAAAGGTTCAACTACTTTAACTATTCAACCTTCTTCAATAGATGAGAAGTATTTTACCACATTAAAGATTGTATATGATTTTAATGACAACGATATAAGAGTGATTGAGAAAAGCATTGTGCAGAACGATGTGTTCAATAACGTGAGTATAGATCCTGGATCGCCTACAGATTATCCTATTTCCCATACGTACTACACTCCCACTACAACCACCACGTTTTACCCTTCAATAACAGTAATCAATGGCAACTTAGCTTTAAACATTTTTAATCTTAAATTAACCTTAAAACAGGATTCACTCTTTGATTTTGATAATTTTCATTTAATCAATTCTGCTCAGTTAACGAAGGCAGCATCTTTAAAATATAAAAGCTTAGAAGTTATAGAGCTAGATTCACAACCGTCAAAACTCATTTCAAATTTCTTACTGTTAAGTGCAAATGCTGACGAAATTTACAATACCCCCTACCCTACACCTTCTTTAACAATAACAAATACACCAACGCCGACACCAACAAAAACAGTGATACCCACACCCACACCCACATTAACCCCCACTCCCACTAAAACCTCACCATAAATAAAAACATATGGATATCATATCTTTAAATCAATTTAATTTTATAGGATTATCAGCTAACTACCCTTTTGATAACACCCTAAAAATAAATCAAAATATGTTTTTTTCAGAACAAGGTATTAATATTGCTATTAATAATATCCTTCAAGATGTTAATGATAATAAAATAAATAATTATTCAAACCTATTTCTAACCAAGTTAGATAATTTGGATAGTAATGTTACTATCCAAACACTCAATAAATTGGACGATGAGGGGTTCTCTACATATTTTGCTTGTAATGCCATAGGCGCATTTACGCCCACGTCACGTTTTTGGACAGTGGAAGAGCCTGACATTGATACGAATCTAGCAAGCATTGCTGTAACTGGTGTTTCAACTGAAATTAATAATTCCTATTTCTTTGATGTCGAACTTCTGACTGACAAACTGTGCACAGTCTCTCATGAAAACAACGGGATAATAAGATATCTTACTCTAGATTATACAGGCAACTTAAGCTTTTGTAAAGAAATCGATTTATTAACTACAAATGAATACAATCCTCAAATTTTTTATTATGTTTATGCACGTAATTATGATTATTTTATATTAATGAAAAACATTAATGATGTATGCAAATTTTTAACGTATTCAGCTGATGCTCAAGACTTAATTCTAGTGGATCCTTTGACCGGTTCTGTAGTACCCTACTCTACTACTGCTGTGTTTAGAGTTCGCCCTAGGAATGAGGAGCCCAACTTCACAAGCTTAACAGACTCATGGGTAAGTTATAAGAAAGATTTTAAAACAAATTCGTTAACTGTTAATAATGACCGAAGCTACAGTAAAATAAAAAGTAATCTGCTTGTCAATAGTGAGTATTATAATGTTTCAGAAGATAAAAAATCTTTAGATGTAAATTTATTATCGTTAAAAAATACTAACACATCTGAAAACAACCAATCTCGAGGCAACCCGTTCTTTAATGAAGATAATGTACAGTTCAGAGATTATAAAACAATTTTTACAGGCTCAAATCAAATCAAAGGCAATGACAATATAGTCTTTAATTATGAAACATATACAACATCAATATTTCTTAAGAAAGATAAAGTAACATATTTTCATGTACCACAAATTTTTTACCCTTTTGTGAGACTTAATATTAATGATTCAAATCTTGTTAATGCAGGTGCCATTGCTGGCGATCACCCTTTAAAATCTGATAAAATTTTTAAGAAAAAATCTGATTACAAATATTCATCGCATTTCGGTGAAACAATTGAAGAAACAACTGGCAGCTTTTTATGTTCATGGCTTTCTGGTAGCACAGACACCACTGTAAAACCCATATGGGTTGACAGGTACTTTAATCCCAAACGCTCTACATTTATTAGTGCTTTGTCTGCTTCAACATACAAAGCGATCCAATACATTTCGCTTTTTGATTGTTTGACTGATAAGGCTGCAGAATTACTTGGTGATGTTGATGTTTTTGATAAACCTTCAGATTTAGTTTTTGAGCCTGGTACCTATTATGCATATCATCACTACGGTCCAAAAGATGTTGACAATTTTATTAAAACGTTTTCAAGCTATTTAGTTCAGAATAACTTTGATTATGTATACAGCACTAATGGGTCCGTTATTAATATTGATAAAAATAATTTTGAATATGATTTAAATGGTGAGAATTACTTAATCTCTGATAGTCTTTCAGCTATACAAGCTACCAATCAATTCACTCTGGCTTTTGATGCACATTCTGATGATTGGACAAAACCCTCGGGCTACCAAATTTTAGGCAATTTTAATCGTGATGGGTTTGGAGTTTATAATAAAAATCTGGCCACCCCGTTAATTATATTTCCTGCTGCAAGTGCGCTCTATATAACCAATACTGATTTTAAAGTATTGAATACAGTGGAACTCAATTCAAATATTTGCGGCATTATTAGACTGCAAGGTCTAAATGATGTGTATACAATACTGGAGGATAGTAGTATAAGACGGTACAACCTTTCGTATTCAGAGACAAGAAAAATAGTTCCTAGTGATAATGCCAAATTAAACCAGCTCTATGATATTGACTACGATGAAACAAACGCATATATTTTATATAACAATAATGTACCGCCAAATGTAACCTCTCTAGTGAAGCAGTTTAATCTAGTTAACAATGAAATACAAGACGCAACTAATGCTACAAAAAACTGCATTCTGTTTACTAGTCCTAATTTACGCAGAACTGTAAACGTTTATAAAGATAAATTATACTTTACTAATGGATCCAAGGCAGAAAGAATTGATAATACTATTTTTTATCAAATTAATAATAGCTTAAGAATGTGGAAAAATATTGATTCGGCTTACTCCACAGATTTTATTGCATTTAGTGCTGCAACTAGTGTAGATGATTTTATGTTCGATTTTGATAAAAATTTATGGTTGTTATATGATAAAAATAAATATGTTAAATTTACTAATAAGCGGAAATTCATATTATCTGGTAGCTTCGGTAACGATAGCTACGACAACTATAAATTGTTTCCCACTGCAGAGTTTGATAACACAGGATACAATAAAAAGATAATTGCATCCAGATTAGCAAATGCAAAAACCAATTTAAACATAGTTACCATTGATTCCATTGGTAATATAGAGAAATCTACTCTTTTAAACGCTACATCAGCTAAGTTTAACAATTTTTCCAATAGTTCGTATCTTACTAATTATCTTGCTGAAAAATACCCAGAGAGTAGCTTAAATTTTGTTGCGCAGCTAGTCAATTCCTTTGATTTAAACGATACAGCTTCCACTGAAATTGTATACAATCTTTCAGCGTTAGACCCGGGGTACCATAATTTTGCTCTTCGCTTTGATTCATATGAAGGATTCATGTATTTGTTTGTGGATGGTCAAATGCAACAGTACTCAGAATTTGCACCCAGAAAGTATAAATTTAGTAATCTGGCTTCCCGACCTTTTTTAATAGGTACCAGTTCCTATACTAATGGCGTACCTCTCTTTAACTACCTTAAAAAAGAAAACTCTTACATGGTTGATAACATTAAAATTAAAAACTTTTATTTGTATGATAAGCCGTTGTTTGATTTTGATATTATTTTTCATGCCAGAAAAGGTATGAAAATTAATGATTTAAATTTTGATCTGGCTTGTGGTAAAAGAAATTATCTGGAAGAAGTGGAGCGATATTTCAAGGTGGATCCACCTGGTACAAAGAGCACACTCTTCAATGTGGCAATACGCAACACAGGTATCACTAACCCGGAGCTAAGATATGCTCTGGAGCAAAGAGTAAACCAAATTTTTAGTATATCTGCACCTGCGTATACTAAATTAAATAAATTTGTCTGGATAAATTAAAACATATGAACATTTCTCAAGTATCCGCTGAAAATAACATAGTATATGATAGATATCTTTACGATAATCTTGAACTACCATATGGCATAAATGAAATCCTTATTCAAGCCAACGAAACTGTTTCTGCCAGTGTAATGAACTTAAAATTCGACTACATAAATAAAAACTTCTTGTATCTTTATAAAAATTCATTAATAAGCTCAAATATTATTCCTGTTTCTAATACCGCTATTGCTGGTATTACAGCAAATTCGACTCTTTTCACTTGGTATTATAATTTGAGCACATCACAGTTCATACCTCTCTCCACCAATGTTGGTTTGGAGGGTATGGATCAAGTAAATTTAATGCATATACTGCAAAACCAAGGTACAGGGGCTTATTATATGTTCTTATCCTATTCTAACTATGTTAAGGTTTTTAAATTTAATTTACAAGGTACATATTTGCAGAATGTATTTAATTTTAGTGAAATAGACCCCGGTCTCTCACAAGGCACTGGGTATGGTATAGCCTATAAAAGTATATCTGCTTTTGCTGCCATTGATAGATATTTTTATGTTCTAGATTCAGAGAGGTGCCAGCTAGTAAAATATGATGCAATTGGGTTCATAACAAAAAACAATATTTTTAATGAAAAGCTATCATATGTAAATTCAATAGGAAACTTTGGCGGTAAAACATCCAAATTGGAATTCAATAACCCAACAGGGCTAGCTGTGTACCAAAAATTTATATATGTATTAGATTCAGGTAACAGTTGTGTTAAAAAATACGATGGAGATTTAAACTGGGTTTACACATATAGGCTTTCAAAAGATTTATTAAACATTACTGCTCTTAATATAGCTTGTGATAATAGTGGCAATATTTACATTTTAACAAATAAAACTTTACTAAAATACAACAACAACTTCACATCAAAAGAAGAAATCGATTTAACAAAATATACAGGTGAAACGTTTAAAAAAATAGTTATTTCCACTACTAATGAAAATATTTTTTACCTGGTATCAGATAAAAATGTATATAAAAAGTTTACTAACCGCATAAGCCCTGACATAGGCAAATATCTTTTGTACAGGTACAACTACAACATACCTGCTGATAATATTACAGCATTCACAACAATATCAGATGGTACAAATGATAATGTATTAATATTTACAAAAAACGGCAACACTGGTAAATTAGGTTTGTTTAAAGATAATTTGAATTTGTATGATATTTTAGCTCAAAGAGACTTTGATGTGTATACTTTAGGTAATATAGAAATAAACGGTCATGAATATTTTCAAAATTGGTGTATTAACAAAAGTTTAGCTAAAATTATTTTGAACCATATGCGTTTTAGAGATCAAATTATAGGTAAATTTCAAGCTAAAACTGATATTAATAATAATATAGTGTTTTCTAATACAAGATATTTGCTGCCAGACGAATTAGATTCCATTTATTTTCAACAAGAACTCACTGCTTTCATAGGAGCAAATGAAATAGTAACCACAAGTGTTGTTAACAGATGCATCAGATATATATACAATGCACAAATAAATATGCTTAAAGTATTGCAAGCTGAAATCCTAGGCATACCATACTTTGATAACACCATCACTTTGAGTTAAATACCATATGCAACCGTACGTTTTTAGAGTCTTGCAGCATCCAGGCGTGGTAGCCTCCACACCTATCTTACCCAGTCAAACACCAACCATGACTCCACCTGCCGGGTCACCCACCCCCACCCCTACCCCCACAGTCACTATCACGTTAACCAAGACTAACGAGCCAACACCTACACCTACAACAACACCCACCACGACACCCACAGTAACCCTTACAAATACACCTACAACCACACCTACACCCACTGGAACACCACTAATTTACTTAAA